CTTGAAGTCATGGTCGCAACGCAGGTAGTTCCTTACGGCCCTAGGCATCTCACGCATCGCCTCAACCAGCTTTCTTGCAATGCCCATCTTTACTCCTGAACGGTACTCGAAATTCGCCTGATCGCTTCTTCAATAACTTCCCCGATTGATCCGCCATCCATCCCCAAGGCCGTTCGTAGCCGCCCAACTGGCGTTTGTGTTGGATCGCGCGGCGGCGACCTGGAAACACAGTCGTTGACAATGCGGTCGATTTCCTCCTCGTCTTTGCGATAGCGGTCGATTACCTCATCTGCCCGCAGGAGAAGATTCGCGGCCACCTTCAATTGCATGACCAGCCCGCTCTTGTCGGCAAACTGTGGCATTTCAGCGAGCCTCAGTAATGCAGAGGCACCACCTTTGCGGTCGTCTCCAACGGCTGGCAACTCTTGTGCGATTCCCATAGATCACCTTTCGTTTATGCGAACCTCAAATCTGATATCCTCGCTGGCCGCACTATCACCGTTGCAACGCGGCTCCATCACTATCAAGCCATCACGCAACGCCGCGACCGCGCCACCGTAGCCGCGATTGGAAGCCATGAATCGTTGGCGATTGTCCCCGGTGTGCTCGCCATCATCCCGAGCGACCCATTCGTAGGAAGCATCTTCGGGATGTCCGATCACCGCCAGCCAACCGCACCATCCGACGCGGACAAAATGCAGGATCACGGATTCCTTGATGTCGATGTACTTGAAACCGCGATAGGCAAACAGTTTGCGGATTTCTTCGATGGTCGGGTTTGTTTGTGTTTGAGTTGCCATCCCAGATACGCTCCCAGAAGATTCACCTTAAAATGCCACGCGGCACCGTTAGATGCCGGTGGCATCGGGCTACCCTAGGCGCTAACGCACCGTTGCCCTGGGCTTCACAAAAAAGTAATCGCTATGCCGTCGCCGGCGTGAAATCGATGTAATACTCCTTGTTGATCTCGAATTGCTCCAACGCTGACGGGTTGTCGATTCCCATTTTGATGTCGCCCCACGGCGTAGCCTTTGTGAAACGAGCATTCTCAGCATCCCGCTTCTCGTCCGGCTCATAGACTGTGGTGAAATGGACCTCGTTACCAGTCTTCGCGTTGCAACGCACCTTAGAACGAACTGCCATAATCCAACCTCCTAAAGTTAATCCTCGAACCCTCTACGCATGATCTCTGCGTCGGTCAGCCGTGTGCTAATGGACCGACCTTGATCTATCGCTCTTGGTTCCGGCTCCGGCTTCTCCGGCTTGTCTGGGCATTTGTGGGAACACTTATCGTCCCAGTCCTTGTATTTGTGATTGCAGACCACGCAAAACAACGCTTCAAAGGTCATAAAACACCGTCCCCACCCAAAGATGTCAGGCCGCTTCGATCAACTCGCGAAGCTGGCTTGTTTGGCCCGGCGTGAGAGAAGAGATACCTGTTTCCCTGTCCAACACCTTGTTGGCAAGCCACGGCAAACTGTACTGAAGCGGAGTCAATTTCAATTTCGCCACTTCATCCCGTAGGGCGTCTCGCTCTTTATCTCGCAGGCCGATCAATCCGGCTAATTGGTCAATCGTGTCGAATTCAATCGTAATTTTCATCTTACCTATCCCTAAATCATTGCTTCGCAGCACGGGCAAATTGGCTTGCCGGTGCGACCATCAAACGCCGATGTAAAGTCGCTCGTGCTGCACCTGTCGCCGCAATGAGCGCATTTGTAAGTCCGTCCCCTTGGAAATCTCGGGGAAGGTGTAGCATCCTCAAATCCAACAAACACAAACTGACTATTCATGAATCGGTAAATTGGCCGGTTATTGGATGTCTTGGCTGGAATAAAGGTATTACCGTCTACAAAATCACGACTGAAAAACGTATCGCCGTCGTGTGGGCCACCTATAACCGGAGCAACCTCGTTCCCATTCTCGTCAGTCGTTCTCATGCCTCATCCCCAGCGTTGTCTTTGTGGGTGCATCTGCTACCTACCATTGCTCACCCGATACCGAGTCGAACTCTCCTGTGGCCAGCGGATCACCGTTGCCACACGATCCGCAACGATGGCCACCGTCGTAAGGTGCTCCGCAGTGGGCGCAATATTCTGAATCGTCGTAATCGTAAAAATCCGGCTCGCTGTCATCGCCTGCACAGTGAGTGCAGCCATTGACGTATTTGTCCAGGTCCAATAACAGATCGTCGATGTCACCACCGCAGTGGCAGGTTAAACCGCAATCAGGGCACTGATGAGTCATGGCATCCTCAATTCCGCCTGCTCGGCCGCATTCTCCCGCGATTCGTCACAAGCCCGACATTCACAGTCGGGGTCGTCGTCCCGATGCGGACATTCAGGGCACGAGTCGCCAGTGTTCATCAACGAATCACAGTTCGGGCACCGGCTGTATTCTGGCATTTTGCACCTCACTTTGATAAATCCCAGATATCCACCTAATAGCTGTCCTAGAACTCGACCATGTACATTGCTTCCGCCGCTCGTTTCAGTTCTGCCACTGGTGTTTTCTCTGAACACTCGCGGCAGTGCATGTAGCTGTTGAAGCACGAGTCGCAAACCTCTTTCCCGCACCCTGGACACGCCCACGGCTTCTCGTGTTCCCACTCCCCGCACGACTCACATTCCCAAGTTGTGCCGATGTACTTAGCCATCCGAAAGTCCCTCCACAACTATTCCTCTGGTTCATCCTTCTTTGGCCGTCCAGCGCCTTTGGCTTCTGCCAGTCCCTTCCGTACCTTGGCCGGAAGATTCTCGAAGCCACAGTCGCGGAGCCATTCACTAACCGTCTTCCCCGACGACTTGGCAGCAGCCTCGAAAGCCTTCCACCAGTCGTCAGGGGCCGTCACGTTACGTCGTTCGCTGGTCATATCGACTTACTCACCAACTGTTGAGCCACTTGTCCGAAGCAATGATTTTCCACGCACCATTGAACGTAATCGTAGGCTGTGCATCCTTCGCGACCCTTTGGGTGAGGCATTGATCGCAACGACTCGCATTTACCTCCAATAAAAGCATCCCGCAAGTCACACTCTCTCTGCCATTTCGCCTCACCGCGCTTTCGGTTGGCGGCACGTCGCTTGGCCTTCTCCTCCTCGGTCACACATTTAATCAGCCCAGAATCGCCAGTCTTGCGAATGCAATCGCAACCAACCTTAAAGTCCTTACCGTCCGCCGAACGAACACGGTAAGCATTCATAATGCCCTGGCCGCAATAATCGCAGCTTGTGGCATTATTTGTTGTGTAGACCATCCCGCTTGACGCTCGCTCCATCTGGATCGCCGCACGCTCCGCTCCAGTCTCGACACCAATAAACCTGAACGGTGCTCGTCCTAAACCTGCTTCTTCAAACTTGTGAATCTTTGTTACCGTTGCTGTCATCGCGTTTCTCCTTGTGATGCTGTAATTCTACACATAATTATCGGCAACGCAAGTATTCTACACACAATTATTTTCGGAATTTGCAAAATAGTTGTAAGGCCCTATCCGTAATGGATTCCCAGCTTTGTCCAACAACGTTCACGCCTCGATTCGCGCCGCTACTTCCGGTCTGCGGAACTCTGGGTACAACTTCTTCCACAATGCTGGTGCGGTTGGCTTCCCATCCAGTGCCAGGAACGCCGCACTCGACACGTCCGCAAACTCTGCCTTGATCTTCATTGCCTGAGACTTACGGTCAGGCAAACAATTAACCGCCAGATACGCTTCCTCAGTCCGAGCACTCATCGCATTGAAGGCGGCAATCAGGCTGTCACGCTCACGCCGAACCCAATCGCCGAACTCGTCGGGGATCACGGCCAACATCTCATCGAACGACTGGTTGGTTGAAAGCGCCTCCCAGATCGTCCGGCTGGACGTTCCGCATATCAGCCGATGCAGTTCGATATACCGCTGGCCCTTTACCTTGACTCGGAATCCGTTCTCAAACCGAACGACGTAGCCTTCCTGGTCGTCTGTAATGATCGACCGCAGTTCCTTAGCCGACGCATCGGGCGGCAAGCGGCGAACGACATTGAAGCCGTGTGGGGCTCTATCTAGCGGCCACTCGACACCGGTGTCGGTCTCGATCATGGCCAACAAGATCACGTCTTCGGTGTCGCCGTAGTTCACCACGATTCGATTCTCTGGATAGATGACCTCAAACAAGTAGGTCATGCCGATTACCAAGTCCGAGTAACTGTGTCGGCTTTCAAATATCTGTCGGCCTCGCTCCGCCTGCTTGCTGGCGAATGATCCACGGGTGGCGAAGTACCAACGGCCCTCGAACCAGAAGCAAATCAGCAGCGAGCCATCGAGCTTTTCCGTGACCTCGTTGGCTAGGTGCCACGGGATCTCTGATTCCTGGTGCTCGGTATCATTGAAGAACTTGCGGAATGGGCGAGCCACGATTTCTTCGTCTGACAGGATCAGCCCGCGACATTGCAGAGTCACGTCGTCCCATAGCCGTTCAAACTGGCACCGCTGGGAATAGTTGTAAATCGAGATGGGTAGCGACGGGTGCCGCTGCTCGTTGATTGCGCCGGTTGCAACCCTGATTTCGATCTGCGTTCTATCTATGTGAGTCATACTTAACCAGCTTTATCTAGTTGCTAATGTTGAACTTCTGTTACGAACGGTTCCTACGAGCTTCTCGTTCTTTCTTCCGCTTCTCGAAATATGCCGCAACCTGTCCGTTGCATACTGGGCAGTCCCATTGACCTGGACCTAACTGCCTCGCCCCAACCTTGGGAACGCATTGACAGCACACGTCATGTCTGTCAGTGCAATTCATGGCGTACACAAAGTCCGGGTCATCTCCATCGGGTGCCTTACCGCACACGTCGCAAAAAGTCTCTTCGATTGTTCGCGTGCTCATCGTCGTTCACCTTTCCGCAACGGTTCCTATCCGGTGTAACACTGCCACTTGCGAATCCGCCAGGCCACGCTCTTTTGCAGCCTCTAATGCGTTCACCACCGTTTGAATCCCGTGGTGGAATACTCCAAGCGTCCCGTCAGTTCGATGACCGCCGCCGTAATCAAAGCATCCCTTGGCAATCGCCAGTGCGTCGTCGAATGCGAGCCCATCGTTTCTGGGAACTTCCGCCAGTTTCTCGCAGAACGTCGCCAAGTCCTTGTGGGCGCCGGCATTCATCTTGTCCAAGTGTTCGTGGAGCCAACGGTTTTCGTTTTCCAACCGCTCGACTTCCGCTCGCAATGCTTTGTAATTCATGGGTTCACCGATCTGCTAGAACTTTCGTCCGACCAATCACAGTTGCGAATCACGCCTGGGTATTAGTGTTAGTATCGTGCGAGCGAAACCCACGAATGATCTCATACAATCGCCGCTGAACTCGTTTCAGTAATGACCGCACATTCCATTTCTGCCGCTGTGGCACCTTGCGGAATTCGGGAGGCACTGGCGATGGCAGTTCCTCTATGACCGCAATCATTTCTTGATCTTCCATCGCGCCGGAAATGTAGTGACCAAGCGTCACGCTGCTGTCCGAGTGACCGAGCGACTTCTGAGCTAGATTCAGGTTCCGTTGATGAGGCGTTTTGTATCGTTTTACTTCGGTGCCATGAGCCTTTCTGATCGAATGGAATCCCCACCAGCGAGACTCGGGAAGGCCAGCGAGTTTCTGTAGCAAATGAAAATCGTCGTAAAGTGTGCGCCGCTGCCGGTGATACTTGGGAACACGCAAAATCACGTCCCGGTCGGGCGTCCTGATCCGCTCGATATGCTCGATCGCTTCGAGTGGCAGCCAGTGCGGTTGCGTCTTTTTGTTCTTGCCGACTTCGGGATCTGCCTGCATTACTTGGTTGTGAATGTTGGAATACTTGACGTTTATCAACTCGGTAATACGCAGACCGGCGTAGTATCCGAGCACCAGCAACGCTCGCCAATAGTCCGGCGTGTTGTAGCCATCGACCACTGGCAAGGTCATTTTCCCGGCCGCTCTGTAGAGGCTGTGAATTCCGCTCCGTCTTGGGGTCGAGATCCTTCGCCTTGATCCATCCCGGCAAGAAGTGAGACTCGAAATACTCCGGCAGTGTTGGGAATGACATGGAGTGTTGCCCGTCTCGGTGAGATCATGTTGCTACCTCCTGCGTAAATTCCTGTCTCTCAATCACGATTGCCACTTCTCCGTTGCCATGCTCAAAATTGCGGGACCGGGTAACGCTCCCGGCTCGGTGAGCTTATGAGGCTCACCAGGACACTTGCCCACCTCCCGCGATAAATAAACCGGGATCTCCATACCAATCGGATTGGCTTGATCCCGGTCGCCTCGTCAGCTACCAGCTGCCGATGCCTACAAGTCCATTATCGCCGTCGGAAGAAACCACCGAACGGCTGAAACCGACTTCGACTTCTCGAACCAGACGCATTGCACGAGGCTGACGTACAGACTTCCTCGCCGGCAGTCTGATCTCCGCCAAACGCTCCGGCGTAGTAGGCGTTCCCATTGCGTCCGATCGCATACCCGAACCCACAGCGACTGACTCGCGAGTACAGCCAAGAGCGATGCGGCGGTGAGTTGAGCCACAAGCGAAATCCCGCGTTGTAGCTTCTATCGACACCCGAATACGCGATGACTTGCTCACCGCCTCCATGTTGCATGACGCCGCGAGACGCCATCACTTCCGCCCAGCGTTGGGCGACTTGCGATAGTCGTTCATCCGTCGCTTGAGCCGGCAAACCGGCCTCGGCTCGAAACTGATTGTGCAACTGAGCCATCGCCTCCGAATGACTGACAGGCTTTATCACAGGCGCGGAATCCGCGACTGAGTCATCGCCCTTCGACGTCGAGCACTGCAGAATCACAATCGGTAACAGAATCGCAATCGCCACCATTAACTCGAACTTCCATTTCATTGCATTCTTCCTTGCCAAAAAAAGCGTTGAAAAAACAGCCCGCCGCCTACCGCGTATCGGCAGTTAGGGCAACGTCATCTTCGACTTCCACGCGGTGCAAATTCATCCTTGTCCATCCAGCAACGCTAGATGATTACTAGGCGGGAGTTGGTTCCGGTGTTGGCTCAGGATTGGGAACTGGAGCTGGCTTTTCTTCGGGCGCTCCGAAGTTCAAGCTCATTACGACCGCCTCGCCAGCAACGACCTCGATCGTCTCGGTGCCAAGCAAGAGCTTTTCGCCATCACCGATCCGAGCGTCGGCCTCGGCATTCAACTGGGCCGTTCCGACCTTGCCGGTCGACTGAACCAAAAAACTTCCGTCGCCGAGACTCGACACAGTGACAACCGACTCATCGCTCGATTGCAACCGGACATTCTCGACCGGAGCTGGATTACCCGCTCCGCTTTGTGCGCTAAAACCTACGCGCACCTGCTGCGTATCCGTCAATCTAAACATCCTGCTACTCCTGCGGTCCCGACTCCATTGGAATGGGCCGCTCCGACACGGGACCAAAGTTAAACCGGAGCGACTCCTGTGACTGCTTCGCCAGCTGGGCCATGTAGTAAAAGACCCAGCGGCCGAACGGTCCCCACTGACGCCAGCGCCATTGACCCTTAGTGCTCGTGACGGTCCAGCCTTCTTTGATGCGAGTGTCTAGCTCGCGTAGAAATTGCGCGCCGTCCGTCGCTTCCACACTCAGAGCCTCGTCCGCTGCCATAGCGAGTCCTTTCGATACCGTGCCTTTGATGCCCGGTAGTTCGATGCATTTGGTTGGATATTGGAAAATGTATTTAGAAATTTTCAAGCCGTTAAATTCGCGACTTTGTGTTTGTTCAAAAACCACAGCAGCAACCCAGCTGCATCACAGGCGTCGAGACCTCTGTCCGCGTCGACATTGATTTGCCGCCACTTCATAGCAACGATCTGCGCGCGTTTCGCCTTGGGAGTGTTGGCTGTCCATTCAGACTCAAGCACTGGTAGCAGATAAGACTCCGGGAGAGTGCGCGCAATGGCCTCGTAGATCCTGCCGCAAGCCACGCCGTATGTAGACAACCCATGCCCCTTACCTTTAATGCGGCCGTGAACCTTACCGCCGGGCATTTCGATCAGAATCACATCCGGCTTCACCTCATTCGCCAAGTCGATGACATCCAAAATGATCTGATCCATTCTCAGCATCGCCGACACTAGCTTCGGCGACGGACGGATCATGCCTGCGTCAAGCAACTTTTCGTTAAACGTGGCCACCGCGTATCCGCAAACGGACGATGACGGATCTAACGCAAGGATGATGTTTGTTTCGTTCAACTACGAACCCTCCGCGTAACGTCTAGATTTGAAAACAGCGTCCCGTGGCTCGTGGCCTAATCGAAGGCGGTCGTAAGCGGTTTTCCTCGACACAGCGCCGGGCTGTTCACACCACTCAACGAGGGACTTCCTCACCCCGTCGATCGTCAAATAAATCGTGTTCGTTTTATTCCTGGCCTGCCGACTCATTGGGATGAAGGTGCAATTGCCGGGCTCGTAATTCCCGTCAACGTCCTTGCGTTCGATCGTCAGACCTTGCACCCAGCCGTTGGACAAAGCCCAATCGCGGAATGCGGAATAAGTCAGCCACTCTTGTAAGATCCTTATGCCGCGTCCACCATACGTCGCATATTTTTCGTTTTTCGGATTGGTGCATCTGGCCCTCATCGTTCGCCAGACATTCAGCAGAGATCGAGTGTCGTCGGCGTGAACTTTCCTGGCTCTGCCAGTAGCACGACGACTCTCATCACCGACACATCCGCAACTGCGTGTGTGACCTGTGGCCAAGGCGCATACATTGACGACAGCAACCTTGGAGCATTCGCATTGAACGACAGCCTTCCAGTGAGTGCCAAGTTTGAATTGATGACCCAGAATCGTGAGACGATTGAACGTCTGCCCAGGCGCTGCCACCTTACCCCGCTCGCGAATTAAGAATCCGACGCATGACGCACTGCGGGTTGTTTGGTGTTTAGGAGCCATATCAAAACTCAGAGCTTGCGTACTGCCGTGTCCTAGCGGTGTCGGCTCGATTTTCACCCGCCGGCCTCAGACGCAAGTTGTCGATGCAATCGCTCGGACCCTCGATGTGATCGACGTCATACCCAGCCGGCGGAATCATTCGGTTGGCTGCAATCCACACGAGCCGATGCAACGCGATTTTCTTTTTCTTTCCGCCGGCGCAGACCTCAACAAACCGATAGGTGCTGCCGTTTGACTCTCTCTCAATCACTCGCAGCTGACGCTCGCCACAGTGACTGACACCCACCACAGTTGCGGTGGCACAATCGACTATCAAATTTCCGTCGTTGATCCGCTGCAGGATCTGCTCGTCGCTCATGCCAGACCTTTTCTCCGGTTTGTGGTCTCGCATGATCGCCGCATACTTCGCTCGCGTTAGCCACGAATGCCGGCAGCGCAGGCAGTACAGTCGCGTACACTTCCCCCCACGATCAATGACTCGCCATTCGGTCCATCGCTCGTATATCGTTCCTGGGCAGTTGCAAGTTCCGGCCATGTCAGTTTGAGACTGCGCGGTCTCTGCCTCCTGCGTTATTCCAGTCATCGAAAGCGGGATTGCGTTTGCCTTGCTGCGCGGCAAGTAATCGCTCCGCACACCAATCCTTAAATGCAGAAATTGCGTCCGGTGACTCCGTATCGCCACGCGGACAAATGCAATGTCGATCGGTGGCGTAGACAGCATCAGGCGTGCGCCATCCAGACCAGCCTCGCGGCGGATCTCCACTGTTTCTCCAAACCTTTGGATCTCCCGCTCGACAGCAACACGGCGCGCCAGAGACCCGTCGATTTCCAGGCTTGTCAAGTTCGTTGTTCAGCGCCGCCCGGATTGACACTGGGGACCAAACAATCACGATTCCAGAATCCAAGCAGAGGTGACAGTCGTATCGCCTTCCGTTGGGATTCTCGGCGGCCGGTGGCATCACTTGCTCTGCGGCCTCGCGCGCTGAGAGATCAGGATTCGCGTCCATCAGCGCGAGCATTTGGCTGTACAGCTCGCCAGCTCCTGGGCCTTGCGGACCGCTGCGTCTTGCATCATCAGTGTTTCGTCGCCGCTTTATTTCATCATCACGCTCGATTCGACGAAGCCGATTCGCGGCCGCTAATTTCCTGACATGAGCGGCGGTGAGTTCGCGATCAAATGACGGCGGCGGCGGATCATCACCGAGGCTCATTCGGACAGTTACAGCTTTCGCATCGCGGATCTCAACATCCTCAAACACTTCGCGCCACGACAGTCGGACGCCGGTGTTGTCATCGCCCGGCAAAGCAACGAGCCAAGCCTTGACGGATGGGAACGCCTTGCAAAATCCAGTCAGCCACTCATTAAACTCAGAATCGTTCATTTACCGACCCTCACTGGCAGCGCCAAACTCTCAGACGGAACAGCCATTCTCTCGCTGAATGATGCGACCCTTGGCTTGTCCTTATCGTTCGCCGGATCGAGCCAGTTCTTGGCACCTACGGAAATAGAAAAAGAAATAGATTTTTCCAAATCCTCTGGACTCCATCGCCGCTCACCTTGTGACCGTCGTAACTGCTCGTCCAGTTGAAAGTCATTGAATTTCGAGCCGTGTCTGGTTTCATAGAAGACACACCAGCGCGCTATCTCGCTGGCGGTAGACTCCTGCCCGTAGAAAGTCGGTATCAGTTTTTTTTGTTTCAGCCGCTCTTTCTCTTTAAGAATTAACACTTCTAAAGAATTAGTATCAGAGAGAGATTTAGCCGAAGCTGAAGATGAAGATGAAGGGGTTGGATTTTGCTTAACCTGGGTGGTTGGTTTTTGCTTAACCAAAGCCGGGTTGCCACCCTTCGACCCGGCAGTTCTGCGAACTTGGCGAAGATTTTCGTCGCGAACCATCCGCCTGCACATCAATGCGCCGGTGTCTTCCTCAATGCTGGCTACACCATATTCAAGAATTGTGGTTAAGGTGGTGGTTAGGATTTGGTTATCCAAACCGAGCAGTCTCCCGAGCGCCTCCGTCGGCATTTTCTTCCCATTCAGTAGCAAGACTCCGCGGCGCTCGGACTCGTGCATTAACAGCATGATCTCGAACCAGACGCCTCGATCGTGAAAACTCAGCGCCTGAACGCCTGGGTCTTTACGCCAATCGCCTGGGTACATCTGAAAAGATGGCAGCTTCGCCATGCGGCTCAATCCGTTATCCGTGCCGTGAAATAAAAAAACCGCACACCACAGCGGCTGGACCCCGCGCAGTAACGCGCAAGACAGCTGTGGCGGCGGCGGTGATCGAGCTGGGTCCAGCAGCGGGCCGAAAATCTAAACGAATAGATTTCAAAATACAAGACCATTTTCCTGGATTCACGAAAATGGTTGACCATCGGCGTCTAGCGAACCGCCTCGCGACTGTCAATCAGCCCGGCCGCGTTTGCGCCCGATGAGTATTCAATTGTTCAGCTTGTCATCCGCCGGCCACACCGCGATTCTGAAGACGGGTAACACAGGGGAGCATCTTTTTCATTGGGGGAAATCGTGAGGATCAATGCCGTTCTAATGTTGGCCGTCCTGCTGATAGGCTGCGTACAGAATCAACCTGGACCGACCTACGATCAGGCCGTCGCCACTTTGGCTAATGAAATCAAAGTGCTCGATGACTTGGTTGCCTCACGACAATCGGAAGTGGACCGATGGGGTGGTGTCATGGACGCCTACCTAGGAGGCTCAAAAAGATTAGACGACGTTCCTTACGAACTCGCAAAAAAAACACGCGAAGAAATGTCCGCTGTTATGCGAGTTGAGGAACCGAAACATAAGCAAAGACTCGCGGAGCTGGACGCCCAAATAGAAAAACAGCAAGCCGCGGTCGATGCTGCAAAAAAACGTCGCGATGGCCTCTCACCCTGACGCTTTCGATTTCTGCTTCGCGATAAATGCGAGTAGTCGCTTCGATACCGCACTTTCGCAGCGGCCTACTCGCGAGGCAATCTCATCAAGATTCAACCCGTGCCGATACCGCAGCTCGATCACGTCTGCCATCGGTGGCTGCAACTGAGACAGCACGTCGTCTAAAAATAAACGGGCTACAGCTGACTCCATTTCAGCCGGCGCGTGATCGCATTCGAGATCCATCGACCTACCGTCGGCAAGTCCGTGGATACTCAAGATCCGATGACGACCGCGGGCGCTGGAATTCTTTTTGCGTGAACCGCTTGGCGACTGACTGCGATAATAGTCCCGGATCGCGCCGAACAACCGACGGTCGATGTAGGTCGAGAACAGATACCCACGCTCCGGGTCGAAACGCCGGACGGCCTCGATAATCGCGATAGCGCACTCTTGCAAAAGATCCTTCAAAGGCACCTGACCGCGTCGGCCGCTAGCCATCGCGAGCTGTGTCGCCCTCGGCTCAAGCGATTTAATCAGCTTGGCCATCGCGCCTTGATCGCCAGACTTCGCGGCGAGAACCATCGCCAGCTGCTTGCTGTTGAAATCCATTTCGATACCCATCGGGAAATCCGTTGGCCGGTATCATAGCAAATCACGAGCAAGATCCTAGCAACATTTGATTTCCGAACTGGTCTGGCGTCCCGTCCAGTAGCAGCTCAAAGTCAAGCGACCTGAGCTCGGCCGCCGTCCAAAGTGATCGGTGCCGCTCAAGCTCGTTGCCGTAGACCGCGCCCTGATCCATCCAGACAGCCGGTGTCCCGACAAAGAATCGCCCTCCCGGTGAGAGTCGCGCTCGGATCGCGGAAATAAGCTCGCCGCCAGCTGCGTGCTCGAAGTGCTCAAGGACGTCAAGCAACAACACCGCCTCCCACGTCCTGTCCGTGGTCTCTATGAAACGCTCGATCGTCTCAATCACGACTTCGTCATATAACGCCCAGCACGGGCTCCTGTAAGCGGCGAACCCTTCAACGCCTACCAAGTGCGTTCGCCACGGTCGGACGCCGCTGTCGAGCCACTGGCGAACTACAGCCCCATAAAAACCCATGCCGATACCTAGGTCGAGAACCGTGTCGGGCTGACTTTTCCACAGCTCGCTGGCAATGATCGGCGTCAAAGACAAGCAACCGATCGGCACTGCCCGCTCCTAGATCAGACTGAGGATCAACTGTTGAAACGCTCGGTTATTTTCTGCAGCAACGCGCTCGGAAATCTTCCGGGCTTCGGCAGACCGTTCTTGCCAGTGTCGGCAATGGTCGATCAGCACGTCCGCGATCGACTCCGCGTCGTCCGGGTTTGCCTGCCAGCTGCGTGGTAGATAGCGAATAGCCGGCGAACCCACGATCGGCACACCTTGCCCCATGTGATCGAGCGAGACGTAGTTGAACGACTCGGTGAACGATGTTTGCAGACCGACGTCGACATTTGCACCCAGCCATTGCTTGAACTGCTCTTGCTTATGCCACGGGACGGACTCGACCGGGAGTTTGAGCAGCTTCGCCATGTCGATGAAATCCTCGGCCGGTCCGCGGATGCCCAACACGAGCTTGATCGGCACCGTTTTCGACGCGAAGCCGCAAGCCATAATCATCGTCGGGATGCTTTTAATCACGTCACGCCGGCAACAGATAGAAACGCAGAACGGATTGTGCGGCTCGCGAATCTTCGGTGCAGGTAGCAATGGCACGACGTTCGGAATCCAGATGATCCGCTTCGCGCCTGTGACCTTGCCAAGCCAGTTCCGTTCATCGGGCGTTCCATACCAGCAATTTTTTCTCGCGATCGCCAGCTTCGCGTAGCCGTTTTGCCAAGCAAGGTGACCATCGAACCGAACGAGGTATGCCTGAGAATCATGGCAGCCATTCACAAATTTCGTCTTCGGGTACTTCAACGATAGCCGCTCGACCACGTCCGGGTACAAAGCGATATTTCGGTCGAGAATGACCTTGGGTTGGTAGACCTGCAAAGCAGCTTCAATCATCGCCTCGGATTCACCGCATAACGTGACACAGGCAGACGACACTCCCGCGGCGTCCAAGAACGAGTCGACGCGCCACAGATCCGCCTCCAGGGTCATGAGCACGTCGACCGGCCCCGGCCGCCTCCGCGGCGGAGTGTTGACGTCGGCCACTTTTTCAGCGAACGACGTCGGCCACTTCTCCCGTGACTTCAATAACGCCTTCCCATGCGCCAACGCGGTCCGAAAATTCCGTCGCGCCAGCGATGGCATGCGATCGCATAGCCCGAACAATTCAGCCCGCCGCGAGATCTCGACAATCGGGTCATACGCTACAGCCACAGAGCATCCTCCCACGGACAGACGTTGTGTTCTGACACCGCGCCGATGTGAATCACGCTCACAACAAACGTCTCGATAACGACAGTGACGTTGCTCGTGTTCTGCAGTGAGATCGCGAAGCCGTGCCGTAGCGCAAGCGTTCCGCTGATTCCAATCTGCGTTCGCTTTTGGCGCGACGGACTGTAATAGTCCTCCGCCTCGTCCAGCTTCGTAGTTCCATACCCCATCAACGCGGACAGATGGTAGTCGTTTGCGACCGTGCGGACGCGCCACCGGAAGGATAGATCCGTCTCCGTCGTCAATCCTGTGTCCGAGTAGCACATGCCGTTGAACGCCACGAGATACCGCCCTCGCCGCGGGATGACAAGCTCGCTGCCCTCGTTGCTGTAGGCACTCTGCAGGAGCAAATCACTGGCGAAGTTTTTGGCGTAATTATCCCGGACGGCCGCGGCGCTCAATGCCGAAACGGTGTAGGTAGAGCCAGTAAATGTGACATGGTCACCAGACGGCACGATGAGCGGTCCGCCCTGAACCTGGAAGCCTGGGCCAGCGTAGCCGGCTTGCGCTGGATAGACCCACACGAGCCGCTCGCCGTCTTCATCGGCGAGCATCCCGCGAGCGTAGAACGCGGTTCCCCACCGCAGATCCCACTCGCCTGCAACCGGTCCGAGTCGCGCCCCCACTTCGATCGGTCCGAAAGTTTTCGGGACGCTGGCAACAGCTGGCCAGTGCTGCGTGAGCTGTCCAGGTTTGCCCGGCCGAACTGACTGCGGTCCGTTGAAACCTAGCAGAGCGTGATCCTGTTTCGCTTCATCGAGTCGCGTAACCATTCGTCCCGAGCGCCCATCCATCGAATACTCGAATGGAACACACCCGAAAGCCGGAATCGTTTCGTTTGACGTGTTAACGAACGTCTCGTACACCGTGTTTTGGTGGAACGAGTTTCTGTAGCTCATTCGTTGTAAGCCCCTATTGGACCCGTCCACAAACCATGCGGCTGCAGCGGTCCCAGTCGCGTTACCGATAGCGTGAATCCGCGATAGCCATCCTCGCTGATGACGGCATGCACCGAGATCCCCATTCCTCCGATGCATGGCAGAACAGTCATCCCGCTTGAGGATTCAAGTCCAAGATTGCTGAAATTGGATCGCGAACTAATTACCACGATCGTCGATCCCGGCAATTCTGGATAACTTGGGGGCGGCCATCGACCCTGAAACACGAGATAAATACCCGGCGTGTTTGACGCGACCGCGGAGTGTGAAAACCCATACATCCCGTCGGATGGGAGGATGAGTTGTTCGGCTCCAGATGAATGAGTCTCAATCCTGATCCTGCCTTCCGCCGCGACAACGTCAGACTTTGCAACCGCGATGTTCGAATAGCTCTCGTGAATGACTTCGGCGTCACTCAGCGTCATGAATGAATCCACTAGCCCGGATGGCGTGACGCCAAACATCAACGTAATTGATGGTCCGACGTCGCATGTTTTTCTTCGGGGTGCGACCAACGCGAGTTGATGGTCGCTGGCGCGGTCATCGAAAACGCCGATGCATTCCAAGAGCGTGCCATAATCCAGCTCAAAATTTTCGGCGATATTCAGTCCGGTCCCTGGATGTAAGTCGACGTCTTTTCTCACCCTCGCGATTGCTGGCCATGAAATCGAACCGATACCGCTTGCGCCTGGGTATGATGCCGTCGGCCCATTAAAGAGAAAGCTTTCTTGCGACGGGTCGCTACTGCCGGCCTCATTGCCTGGGGATTGAAAAGCCGCAAAACTCCCATAACGACACTGGTAATGCGCGACGCCGAACGGTGGGCAGACGTCCGTCGGAAACTTCTCCCGAGTAAATGAAGTCTTGCGTTGGCGCTGCCACCAGGACTTTGCGTACATTTAATCCGGCGCTCCATACAATTGAGACGCCCAAGGAACATCGCACACTTCCGGCAGCTCTCCGAGATAGACAGTCGACCACAATGCATGGACCTTGATCGGCGTGCTGTGCTCGTTCATTACCATCACGCTCCACCACTTCTTGAGCGGCAACCAGCCCGAAATTGAGTAGCGGCTATAGACAAGTTGCTGAGCGCCCGGGATCTGAGAATAGATGAAATCTTCCGCTCCATGCGATACGAGGTGCGTATCAAATAATTGATTTGACTCGCCGTCGTAGGCATTGAGCCGCACCCGGAAAGAGAATGGAGTATCAATAATATTTTCCGCAGTAGCCGCTGAAATTGCGATGTCAAGCCAGTAGATCCCGTCGCGAGTGACGGTGTGCGTGTAAGGGTATCCATCGTCCGTGCGAAACAAACCGTTGTAGCCTCGATACACTCCACTACCGGCAGCGCGGACGATTTCAACTACGTCCGATCGACCGCGAAAAGTTCCTTGCGATTCGATCGAACCAGCACTGCCGCCCCCGAAAATCGACTTGAGCGGAAGCAGGAACACGCTAGTGAGCGCCTCCTTATGAAATGTCCTTATCGTCGGCCGAACCGCATCGACCATGCACACCTGCCCATCGAACCAACCATTGACCGAATAGGTCGATCCCTCGCGAAGCAACCACTCATCCTTTGATGGCCCTCCGGTATACATTCCGTCAACTGCCCTCTCCCCATCATTCGTAATATCATGAGCGGACCGAAACCCGTTGGTGACGGAATCGACGTTGCCGACTACGAACGGACCGGCCCGTAGCGCCATCGCCGGCATGTCCTGAGTACACAGACCGCGTCGACCTTTCTTTACAGCACGCGCCCCGTTGAAAACGATGAAAGCCGGATTGCATTGCCGCTCGGCCAGTGCATCGGGCTTGCGAACAATCAAGCACTGAATGCCGTCAACTTCTCGCGTACACGAGGTGACTCGATCGCCGTCGGTGGAAGTTGGCAGAGCGCCGCACCCGAACGCCGGCATGTCTTCGTCAGAGTCGTTGACGAACGGTTGCCATCGAATCTGCTGGTCCCAACTAAGAGCACTCATCACGACGCCTTCGGATTCGACTTGAATTTCGTGGCCAGCCGTCGCAACAGCGAGATCTCCCGCAGCTCGTCGTATGTCAACGATTCCTTTGCCCGCTCCCGGTTGCGTGAGATGGTAGTCGTGGTCCCCGATTCCTTGCTGACTGACCACGTAATCTCAGGAATAGCCCCGCTTGCTCCAATGAGAACCAAACCGGCGTACACTCGCGAGCCCGGCGTGAGAATTTCGTAGCGAGCGATTTCTTCATCGAGATATGCGTTGCCGTGCCGCTCGATCTGCGTCAAGTTGTTCTTATCAGTGACCGTACTTCCGATGGTTGAATGCCAATACTTGGCGGCAATGTCATCGCGCCGCACGTAATGCGGTGGCGTTCCGAGCGGTCTGGAACCTGGCTTTCTTTTGATTTCGTGACGAATGAATGCCCCAGTTTCTTTGTCTCGCACCGACACGCCAGTTCGCAAAATCAATTGGCCGCCACGGATTTGGGTTTGCGATAGATCACCAGGGTTGTTGATGTCGACGTCCACCCCCTGCGCGTTGGTGATGCGAAATAATGGTTCACTCGTATGGATGATCCCTCGCTCCCGGTCGATCGTAAACCCGCGGGTGAACTCAGCCATGACGCCGAACTTCGTCTGGAGAAAGTACGGAACCGGCTTTAAGTCCGGCTCGCCTTGATAGAACTTGGCGAATAGTTTGGCCGGCGGCTTCTCGGTAAGCGTTTTGTCGATATTCACCGACTGAACCATCCGATCGTGCAATGGCAGTATTAACTCTCGGTGCTCGATCTTGTGCCCCCACTGTTTGATCGGAAGTTTCGGACGCCAGTATCGAAACACCTGATCCTTGGCATGTTCACGATATTTCAGCGCGACGTTCGGCCAGTCGGGAGGATGATCTTTTTCAAACCCACCCGGCGGCTTCCATGACACGTCTTCAAGTGGCAAGAATTTTCCTTTGTCTGACCCATTCAATTCTTCCGCGACCGGCTCAAGTTCGATGTCCATTTCCCAGATAGTATCGCCGAACTGAAAGATGAACTCATCCGGCAGCTCCGGCGGATCGACCGTGAGCGAGTCGGCTTTGATGTCCCCGTTGGGAAGTGGCGGACCGACGCCAACGACAACGATCGTCGCCTTGTTGGTAATCGGATCGAGCGTCGGCCGGCACCCACGCGACTCGCATAACCGGGTGAGCATTTCCGCCGGCAGACCTTCCCAAACGCATTCTGGCCGCGCATCGTTGGGGAGCGCTGAAACGACAGCGCCTGCCTCTCGCATTGCCGCCCAACAGAGATTCGCTAATTCCTGCGGAGTCTTTTCGTTGCGCAGCTTTCGTTGAACTTCCTCGCCCTCGCGATAATTGTATCGGCCGCGGATGTCGCCATCCTGCCATCGCCAGCGACGATCGGCGATGTGGTACTGAATCTGCTGGCCCGACTCGGTCGCCACCATTTCGAGGTCAATGAGGTAGCAGTCCGGCAGTTGGATGGCGATGCCGCCGTAGGAAATCACGAGCGTCCCGATTTTCGGGTACGGTCCGCTTTGCAACGGAGCCGCGAGCGTCGCGATCGACGGCGTCGTTCCATGCTTCCAAGTCAACGTCCCTGACTGAACGCCAAAGATACCGGGAAACGTGAATAAGCCACCAGGAGCGGACATGCGTTGACTTTCTCTTTATGCAGCACGGAACACGACAATACCGTCTTGCGGCAATCCTGCGACCGGTCCGGCGTTGTGGTAATAAACTGCGAACTCGCCCGTCAAATAGGTCAGTGTCGTGACGTGTCGCATGTCGTTCTCGACTTTGGCGTCCTTCCCATAGACGTCGATGGCGATGGCAACAGAACGATCGGCCAGTGAGTGACCGAACTGCAGAATCGCCTCATTGGCGACTTCGATCGAGCCAACGCGGCCCCAGAACCCGCCGGAGCTATAAGCGGTGTAGCCGGTTGAGTCCACGCCAATTAGTTTGAAGTTGTCCACGTCGACCACTTCCACCGTTGCCTCGGTCTGATTCAACTCCGTCATGCCGACGATTCCAGCGATGCGGACTTTGTCTCCGGTAGCGAGTCCGTGATCTTCCGATTCGATGACGCACGGATCGGCTTGCGAAGCGTCGGTGATCGCTCCCCACTCGCCCAGCAGCCCGCTGGTCGAGCTGATGACCAACCCGCCGCGTTGGATGTATTCGCGGATGTTGCCCGCTCCAGTGATGTTCACGTCGCCGGCGATGTTTTTGAACAGCGTCACGCTTGTCCCGGATGCGGTGTCGAGTGACAAAGCGCCGCCCGTTTTCTCGATCGCTACCGGCGTGCAACCCGGACCGACCACAACGCGCACATCCGTTTCGACGTTTCCGCGGTGAGCAATGCACAGCGTCGCCACGCTCGCTGTCTCGCCTGGGAAGTAAGCGATACCCAGTGAGCCACGGTAAGCCTCGACGCGATTCTCGGCGTGACTTCCAATCCACAGTAGCGCCGGCGTGGCGCCATCTTCCGGCGTGCCGGTATGATGATTAACGAGCGTCGTCTTTTTCGTGCCCGTGTCGAGGTTGATAAACGGAGAACCATTTCCTTCTCCCTCGCCAACGTGGATGTAAAGCGTATCGGATGAACCGTCGCCATTTGTTCCAAGTGTGAGTTTGGTATCAAGGTTCTCGTAATAGTCTCCGTTATGCGGCTTCAGACCGACCGGGGCTGTGTAGCTCGCATAGAAGTGACAACTTGCAGGCGTGATTTCTGGGTGGTTGATGTCATACAGGCAAGGCACGTCCGAGTCTCGCCACACAAGATCCTGATTGTCGGCCGGCAGACCCAGCGTCCAGTTTCCGGCAAGGTAGAAATGATTCGGGCTCTCTGCGTCTTGAATTGGAGTTGACGCGAAATCCTGTGTGCCGCTGCCGGTGAGCGACGCCCCGCTTCCGGTCATTTCAGCCACGTTAGTTGCGGCATAGGTGCCAGTGAACGTCACGAGGAACGGCCCGCCGTCATCGCCAGTCACCGAAAAATCACCCGGTGCCGGAGTAGCCAGACCTTCGAGCGCCGTCTGGACCGTCGCCGCCGATGCGTTGTAGGCAATCGCGCCGGTCGTTTCAGCGCCGCCGCCCGGATTCCAAGACAGTGTGAAAGTGCCGCCCTCCGCGGTTGGATCGACGGTCACCAACTGCACCTCATTGACCGCTGCTGACGAACTCTGAGTCGTTGCGATGTCGACACGCGAGCCGGTGAGCGACGCCCCGCTTCCGGTCATTTCCCCAACGTCGCCTGACGGATTCGAGAACGTCACGGTGTACGGACCGCCGGCATTCCCAGTGACTGCGACCGCGGTGATGTTCGACAACGCCTCCAGTGCCGTCTCGACAGTACCGGCCGCGGCATCGAAAGCAATCGCGCCTGTGGTCTGTCCTTCGAACGACAGAGTAAACGTGCCGGCTGTGGGACCGTTGTTGATCGTGACTCGCTGCACCTCGGCCACGCCGCTAGCGCTGCCCTCGGTGATTGTCTCGACCGAACCGTTTCCATCGCCAGCTCCGGGAACGGCCTCGATCGTCGGCTCAGACATATCCGTCGCTGCATACAATCCGGTGAACTCAACCTGCACAACCCAGACACTGCTGGTACTGGACTGAGTGGTGATCGTGAAGTTGCTTCCAATCTGCCCAGATAGATACCCAGTTAGTTGGGCCTCATTGAACGCCTGCTGCCCGCCCTGCAGCGGCATTGAATCGAGAAAGTATTCATCGGCCGTGACGCTAAACAATACCGTTCCGCTGGCGGTGTCCCATTCGAATGTCCACTCTTGAACCTCACTCGTGCTCGACGTTCCGTCGGTTACCGTCTGAACGGTCACACTCGCCGCGCCCGTCAAGCTCCCGCCGTTGCCAGTCATCAACGCCACGTTCGTGCCGGCCAGTGCGCTCACAAACTCAACAACCCACGGTCCGCCCGCGCTGCCTGTGACTGAGACGTCGGCAGCGACGCCGGCCACATTCGTGCTCGGCACCACGGTGCCACCGGTCGCGTTAGTATTGTCGATTGAAACCTGAGTGCGATTACTGCGACCCAACGCTTGGCGGAATGTGATGACGATCGGCGTCGTATTGAGAGGACCGCCGGACGTCGTCACGTCATTGACTGCAATATTCGACAACGCCTCAAGCGTCGTCTTCAGAGTCGCCGCCGAGACATTGAACGCGATACCGGCCGCCGTCTGCCCTTCGAATGTCAAATCAAAAGTGCCACCGCTGGCTGTGCTCGTCAGCGTCTGCTGCTCGTCCGTGCCAAGGATGTTCGAGAGGTCGCACAATGCATCTCGCACGGTGTAGTTGGTAGCGTTGTAGGCAATCGCCGCCGACGTTTGACCGGAGAAAGTGAGAGTGAACGTGCCACCCCCTGGAGGTCCAGGCAGAGTCACCGATTGTTTTTCGTTCGCAGCTGCGTTCCCCTGCACGAGCGTGCTGACGTCTACCTCCAACGCTCCAGCATCGCCGGCCGAAAGGACTGCCTCAAATGGTTTGCCGTCCTCGTCGCCTGTAACTGTGATTGACACGATCTCGTCCGCGTTGTCTTCGTCAGAAACCAACTCAAGAGTGAACGGCTCGAACTCAGCGATTGAATCCTGCAGCGCGACAACGGCTGCGTAAATCCCGCGCATCGCGACGGAGCTTGTGGTTTGAGTGCCCTCCGCCTCGTCGACGTCATCCTGAGTAAGGATGTACTCGGCACGCTTCTTGCCGATTGCCACGACGAACTCGTCACCGATTTCCGCATCGGTGATAACCCATGACTCGATTTGCGGGACAGCCATCGCGTCCCCGCGCCAGATATTGAATGCCATCGTGGCCTCTCCTTGCTTCCGTGTTAAAAGATATTTCGACGCCAGATATTGGGGCGTCCGCTCAATCTGGTTTCCGATGCATACAGCCACGTCCAGCTAATCGGGAAGTTGCAGAGATCGTTTCCGATTACTTCCGGGTGACCGTAAATCACCAACGGATCTTCATTGACCAAAGCAAACGGCCAAAGCGGTCGCGGTACTTGCGGATACCCATACAAACCGATCGCCGTTCCTGATTGCGTTGCTCGATACGCTTGATAGCGCTGCAGCCGTTGCCGGACCGCGCGAGTTTCGAGCGTCTCCTGCATACCGTACTTTGCCCCGGCCGGCTCAAACCGAACTTCTTCCGTGAACTTCGACAGCAGCGATTTCAGGTTCGATGAGTCAACAGGGACTCGCCCGCCAACCTTGACCGTCATTGTGCGTTTCGTGACGTGCTCCGCCCCTTTACTATCCGGCCATTGCGGTGGCTCCAGGATGCGGACACCGCCCAGGCACTGACTGTTCAACAGAACGATATGCGAGTTGGTGCCGTTCAAATGCTGGTAGCGGATGTCCAGATTGTTTCGTGCGAACAGCTGCGCAACTGCATTCGTCTGGGACGTGATGTCGGCGATTTGCTGATTGTGCGTCGCCCGCTGAGTCGTAATGAAGATGCTGATCTCAAGTGTGACGTCGTGCGCCCAGATCTCGCGCAGGTCGTTAAGCACCGGATCTTGTCGGATAGCGACGCCGGCCGAACCGCGTGCAAGTCTCGTAGTTCCGACTTTGAGGTACATAACTATTTACGCGCCAGCGCCCCCTGGGTTGCTCGTGCGTTCGCGCCAGTGTTGGCAGCCGCCATCTGCTTTCGGAAATCCTCCGTCACCTGCCGAGCGAGATCGACCTTGATTTGCTCGACCAGAGGTAGAAGCGTGTTGACGATCGCCGTAGCCATCGCTGGCACGTTGGCATCGAGCTTCGCCGTGAAGTCCAGTTTGTTCTTTAATTCGATGTCAAGTTTCTTTCTGGCAGCGTCCGCGATATTCGCGTCGGTACGATCATCCCTTCCGAACGCGGTATCGAACCCAGCACGCTTCGCAGCTGTACGCGCACCAGACGATGCCGCGGCCACGTCATCACTCAAGCCTAGGGACTTGAGTCGGCCTCTTTCTTCGCGGGTCAAAGCATTCCCGGCAGCGTCAGTGCGTTTCTGGCGCAACTGCGCGAGATTGGCTTGCTCTGCGTCGGTTAGACCGCCCGGTGATTCCGCCTTTTTGTTCAGCGTGTCGAACTTCGCTTTTTCATTCGGTGACAGAGCCTTGTCGGCAGCCGCGTTCGACTTGGCCTTGGCCCTCATCGCCAACTGCTGATCGAGTAGCGTCATTTCCCCGAAAGCCTCCGCGGCCGACTTCACCCGACCTTCGGCGTCTCGCTTCTGCTGACTGCGCATTTCAATCTCGGAACGCAAACTGGAAATCGCTTCCTCGTTTGCCCGCCGTCGCTCGTCACCAATCTGTTGCTCGATCGACAGACGTTCGCGACCCAGATCGAGCATCCGTTGGTGCACTTCCGCGATACGCTGAGAGACGGCCTGCTTCTCCGCGTCAGAACCCTTTGTTTCAAGTTGCTTTTGCTGAGCAAGCAATCCATTGAGTTCCTTTTGGGACTCGACACGAGAATCCTTGTTCACACTTTTGCGAGCCTCGATCTCCGGTGACACAGCCGCCACCGAAACGGACCGCTGCATTTTGCTCAGCTCGCGAATGCGGCCCTCTAACAGTCTCGCTATTGGTTTGGAGCCATCTGGCAAGTCAGCCAACCGTCTCTGGGTTGCGTCAATTTCACGCTGCAGAGTTTTCAACTGGCGAGTCGCTGCGTTATCTCGCGGCGCAGCATCTAGTCGCAGCTGAGTGGTGACATCGCGGCGTCGATCCGTCGCGGTGAAATCCGACCGCATGCGATCGGCGCGAATGCCTCCTTGCTCCTCCTGAAACGCACGATTCGCTGTCCGTCGTTCGCGAGCTTTGACCGCCTTGTCGGCGGAAATGTCATCGGACGCAGCCTGAGTGAATGGCTGTAGCGGATTCGAGCCCAACCCGCCGGCAATCTTCCCCGGCAGACCCATCAACGTCCCGCTCAGCATCCGCATCATGCTTTGGGTGTTTTCAACCCCCAGCATTTTGATCGCACCGACACCGATACTGGCTTCCTTCTCTGCGATCTTCCCGGCGATAGTGTCTTGGCGAGCGCCGCCACCGAACCCGAATTTGGCGGCCTCTTTGAATGTGCTGCTCGCGGACAGGATTCCGGCTGCACCGCCGACGAACGCTGCGACGGCGGCCCCAAAGGTGATGGCCGCGCCACCGACCGCGGGAACTGCGCCAGCGCCAGCGATGCCGGCCGATCCAGCGGACGCCGCGCCACGAACTGCAGTAGACCCGGCCGTCGCAGCGCTCGTAGCCGCGGACGCTGCACCGCCACCCGCTCCGGCTACACGCGCCGTAGCAAGCCTGCCATGCGCCGCAGCTGCAGCCGTCGCCGCTTGGGCCTCGGCTGTGAGAGATACGATATGGCGAGCGTTCGCGGCGGCAGCGATTTCAGCTGCCAGTTTTGCCGCCGTGTTCGCCTCGGACCACAGGTGAGTTGCGTCTGTGATTCCCTTAACGACCTTGGCTCCGCCGACAATGATGTCGAACCCGGACTGGATCTTGATCCAGCCTTCGAGTAAATCCTTGGTGGATTCTTCGCCGACTAGACCCAACTGCAGGAACCCGCGAGTCGCTTGACCGATCGAACCCGCGACGCCCATGACTTTATTCGACAGCGCCGCGTTGGCTTGATTCACGGTGGCGACGTTGCGGGAGTAGTCGCTTTCCATCGCGCGAGACTGAGCCAGAGCTTCGCGAGCCTCGGCGTCACGCGCCGCGCGATTCGCCTTGGCGATGCTTAACTGCCGCGCACGATGGCGACCGTGCTGACGATCGGCCTCGCGGTCCGCCTCTTGCGCCGCACGCGCCACTTCCTTGGCTTCCCCCTCCCGAGCTGCACGGTTCGCCTTCGCCGTCGACAACTGCCGGGCTCGATGGCGAGAATGCAATCGCTCCTGCTCGGCGTCCTCGGCCGCGATTTGTTTTTTCAGCACCGCATCGAAACTCAACAGCTCCCGAATGGACGATGTGATGACCACTTGGCGAGCCTTCAACGTCTTCTGCACCGCGGTGCTCTCGACCGCATGGGCCTGCCCGGCTGCCGCCTTGGTTTCATTGAGCAACACCTGCAGCGACTGTGCCTTCGCCTGGACCGCCTTGCGGAACTCGGCGAGATCCTTTCCCTGGAGGTTACCCACCGCGGTGAAGTAAGACGTCTCGTTTTTGATCTTCCGCTGAATCACCGCCTCTTGCTCGTCAAGCGATGACTGAGCGAACTTCTCCGCCTGATCGCTGCCGGCTGGAACGCCAACCCGCTGAGCGGTTTGGATGTTCGCTTGACGCTGCACCTGTTGACGGTCCGATTCTCTGCTTTGGTCGGCGGCTGCCGCTTGTGACTTCGCCAGATCCTTCTTCCGCTTCTCGTGCTCGGCCGCTTGCTGGCGAACATTGGTCTCGCGTTCACGCCGCTCGTCATCCTCCGCCAGCTTGCGCCGTCGGGCCTCTGCTGCGCTCATTCCGGCGTCAAACGAATCAGACACCGTTGGAGCCGATGACCGCGTCCGCGAAGCCCTGCGAGCCTCGGGTGGACGTCCCGGACCTTGCAACTGCGAATGATGCTTTTGCAGTTGAGATCGCTCGGACTCCAGCATCTCGGTCAGCGACTTGCGCCGAACGTCGGCGACGGCGTCCATGTGGCCTTTGTGTGCCGATACTTCGGTCGATCGCCACTCATCCACTTGCGCCGCCAGCTGCTCACCGGCCGACATGGGAACCTGCTGGGCAGTCGAACCAGCGCCGCCTCGCGAACGAGATCCCGCCCCGACCCCCACTGTGACCGGCGTTGGCGAGTAGACACCCGACGTCGGCGCTTTGACGGGTGCCGCCATCCGGCGCAGCGATTCCATTTCCGCTTTCGCCGTAGCTACCATCCCGCTAATCGTCGACGTGAACGATCGCTCGGCCGCGGAGATACTCGACGCCATTCCCTTCGAGATGACGTCGGCCGCTTCCTTCGCCCGTCGGCCGACAAGCGACATGGAGCGTTCAAGGTTTCTCTGGATCTGCAGCGCAGAGTCGCCCAAATCCTTGAGCGAGCGCTTTGACTCAGGATGCGCGGCGACGCCTACTCGAAAGAGGACGTCTTTGTCGCCTTTTCCTTTGCTTTTGGCCACAGGTCACCTTGAACATGCTTTGACGACTGACAGGATTTGCTCGATCGACTCCGCCCGCTCCGCGTCGCGGAACAAACTGTCCAAATGGCGGAAGGCGATGCACGCCAACTCATCCGGCGATTGAACGAGTGACCGACCGTGAGTGGCTCTCGCACTGAGGAACGATCGCATCATCCGCTCGTTCCGTTCGCACAACTCAAATTCCGACTCGTGCTCGGGCGAAATCTTTGGACACTGAAAACCCAGCTTGCATGGCGGCGGCGTCGGCCGTGGCTGGGGAACGTCTCGGCTACCATCAAAGTAGGTGCCGATTTTCCCCGTCTCCATGTCATAGACCCACTTCTTGCAGGCATCGCAGCTAATGTTCGCGATGACTGGATGCCGCAAGAGGAAGGCCACGGCCTTTACGAGTTTTTTTCCAACTCATCAATCATGGCATCAGACACGGACCCGCCGGTCGCGAGTGCATTCAGGACGGCGGCGTCGTGCGACTTTTTGTCCTGCTCGCTCCATGCTGGGTCTCGGTCGCCCGGATCGCTTCCGTAAACGATCAACCCTAACAGCCGTTGCCAGATCAGCGGCGCTAATTGCTTCACCGATGCTGCATTGATTGGCGCGACCGCCGGCTTGCTATCCTTGGTGGTCGGTGCCTCCTTGACGTTCCAACTCTTAATGCGGCTGGCGACTGTCTCCGCCATCCGAGCGTCAACCGCCTGCCCGTTGCTTTGGGCAATCGACAAGAGCGCGTCTTTCTCCGGCCGCGTGAACGGGCGATAGCGAAAACGCATCGGTCCGTGCAAGTTTGGAACGGCCTCGAAATACCCCGGCAGCGTCCATCCATCGTCTGCCGGGTAGAGGTGAACGTCGTCAAAAAAACTGTGATCGAACTCTCGCATGATTATCCTGCCTTACTGTCACTTCCCCCGGCCGCGTCCTTGGCACTCGCTTCGGGCTCCGCGGCCGGCTGCTGTTCATCCGCCGGTTTGCCGGCATCCTTCTTCGCCTTCTCGCGATCGGCCTTTTTCCGCTCATGTCGAGCGGTGACTTCGGCGTCGCGTTTGCGCTCCAGGTCCGTCAAGCCGAACGTGATGTCGAGCTTTGACAGACCATCGGCCTTGTCGTAGACCACTTCATACGCGCGGCCATCCATCACGACCGAATTGCGGAACTGACGCCACAACTCGTCGAGCTTTCCCAGAGCGTTTGGATCATTGCTGTTGAAAACTTGCTTCGGCATGGTCGGTTCCTTGCGGCGTTGGATTGTTTAACGGTCGGTTCGGCTATTGCTCCGATGGAACGATTACGGAGTCGAGTCGAGGGTGATTTTGATTTCGTCGGCGATTGGATCCCCGACTAAAGTTTTGGCAGTGAACACGGGACGCAGCATCAACTCCTGCCGGCGGTCCGTGAACTCAGGATCTTCGATGTTGGCCTGCAGCGCCGGGAATTGCATAAGCAGTGACGTGCCGCCGGTCGTCCATGTGATGTCGCCAGCGATGCCCGTGACGGCCGCTTCCAAAATGTCCAATTCCGTGGTGCGGAATGGCGTCATCATTTCGAGCGTGATGAGCCGATCGCCCTGGGGGATCTCGGTCCGCGTCAAACTGTTGAACATGCGGTCGAGAATCAGCCCGTTGTCGACCACGAGATTGAAGTCTCCGAACTGCCGCGCCGTGCTGGCTACGTTGAACACCGCTCCGTTGTGAATGAACGGAACTTGCGTTGACAGTGACAGCGACGGGAACGTACCGGCGTTCGCCACATTGCGGATGCGGCCCTCAAGATCCAACTGCAGACGCAGCTGCTGGCCCGCGCGAGAGATGAACGTCGCTTTCGAGACCTTCATGCCCTCGTAGTTGTAGACCTTGGCCTTGCGGTCCTTGCCGTACCAGAACTCATCGACGATCGCGGCCGGCGTCAGAACCGTGCCGGAAAACGAGCCGCCGAAAATCAATGGCAACCAACGGACTAAATCCTCCGGCCTTGGCACCATCACAACCGTACCGGAAACGACGTATTGCGATTCCACGGACGGCTCGATCGGATGCGACAGCGCGCCCCGCGCCTCGTTAGGCTCCGTCTTGAGCGGGATGCGTCGAACGGTACACGACTCGGGCGCGAACCGGTGAGTGAGCGGCAGTGCTGCGCCGGCCGCGGTGATTCCCCATTGAAATGAACTCGGCATCGAGGCTGTGTCGGTCATGACTTATGACTCCGTTCGTGGTTGATTCCTAAAGCACGGCGCGATTCACCTTGCACATACAATGCAAGATGATTCCGCCTACGTCGTAGTTCGCTTCCACACCTTCGGGAATGATGATCGGCCCTGGGTCGACGTAGACGATGGAATTTTCGGTGACACCTGGCAGTATCAATTCGCTGAACGCTCGCGTGACAAGCTCGCGTCGCAACAGCGCGCGACCAAGCCCAAGTGTGAGCTTGCCGTCCGCGGCCTCAACGAACGCTACCTGCACCCGGTAATCCAACTCGTCGCGATTGTTGTCGTCTGACTCCAGCCCCTCGCGGATCGGGCTAATGATGATCCCGAGCTGGTCGATCTCCAGGCCGGCTCGCCACGGCAGTTTCATCACCTTGACGTTGGCAGGATCGAGCGTCGCATCGTCTTCAACACCGACCAGCGACAACGCCTGAATGGTTTCCTTGACGGAGTCGCAACACCGCATGTGGATTGCGTCCAACCCGTCGCTCGCGCGAAAACTGCTGATCGCGGACAACGCCACGTCCGTCGCTGAGACCTCGCTGCGGACCACTGAGAACCACAAACCAAGCGGATCAACTGCGAACTCAACCGAGCCGTCGCCAACGCGAGACGCGAGCTGAGCGAACGACACAGCCAAGATGCTGGCCGCCCATCGGGCACCAAGCACTTTGTTGGTCGAGCCAGCCGTCGAGCCGGCGATGGTGGCCGTGACGGTCCCATCTGCGTTGTCGACGTAGGTGACTGTTGGTGTTGCAGCCGGCATGATCTATCCGAATCCGAATAAAACAAAGTAAGCTGAGCTCGCGAACGCCTCGGCACACGCCTTGGACGTTTCAGGACTCGCATACAAAAACTGACGTTGCGGGATGTTGCCGGCTCCATCGTTGTGGATGGATGCGTAGGCAATCACACTCCCTTTCACGCCTGTTTCGAGATTCCGTTCCGAAACTGTGTGAATATTGCCGGCGCTGCCTGTGTCTCGCGTCGCTTCGATTAGCGCCCCGCTCAAAATCAACAGCGGATGTGGCAGGTCATCAACTCGCGGTGGCCACGGTGTGCCTGACTCATTCTCCGCCCGCATGAAATTCTGTTCGAACCCTTCCATCAACACCGGCAAAACTTCGCGTAGCGGTTCCTCGAACGAGCCGCTTTCGCAGTGCTCGCCAAGATCGTCCAGGTATTCCGCGAAGTCTTCAGGGGACATGGTTACGTTGGGTCGTAAAGGATCTCGCCTTGAATTCGTGCCGTGCCAACCGCACCCAGGGTGACGTGGATGCCAGTAGCAATGTCCGTCGTGATCGGACACGCTTCCGCATCACCTTCCGCCCAGTCGATTGATCCGCCAGCGGCCAATGAGAAGGAGTCATCGGGCGTTCCCGCGTCATTCGTTTCGAGCAAGGCAACCTTATCGCTCTTAATGAACACGCCTTTGATCTTGGCCGCGGTCACCGCGAATGCGATCAACGTCGTGGCGCTCTGCGGACATTCCTCATCGAACGTGATGCGACCGCCGGACGTCTTGGTGACCTCCGATACGATGGCTGCGTCGCCGCCGGCTTGCACGGAGCGGTTAAAAACCATTGTGTGTCCAGACATGAGCGTGAATCCTTTCGCGGGGTGATTTAACTTTGATGGTTAAGCAGTGCGTCAAGCGCTGCGCTGTGTGGATCTTTACCGTAACCGTGAAACGTCATTTGCGTTGTGCTCCACAGACACATCCAGCGATTCGTGTCCGTGTTCCAACTCAAGTCCAGACGCTCGCCGTTCTCTTGCATCCATTTCAGTAAGCGAGTCTGTGACCACGTCACACCCTCGCGTTTTATGCGGCCCTCCCCTTCGTACAACTCAAACGCCATCGTGCCCCTCCTAACTCATTTCCGATCAGAGCGACTAACCAGACACTGCCATCCGCGGCTGTCAGCTTGTCGCCAATTTTCGGAACGATCGCTCCCAGCTTTTCAGACCAGAGAAACCACGTCCTGGTTTCAACGGTCGCCTTGACTTCCATGAACCGGCGTTCGTCTAAACTCGTGGGCCTCCACTCGGCTGACTTCACCTCGACAGCCGTCGCGAATGCGTCTGCTTTCTGTCGAACCGAATACTGAACCGCCTCCTTGATCGGCATCTTCCGGTGAAGTTTTCGCAGCGTGCTGCGTCGAATCATTTCGCACCTAAACCAGCGGGGTCGTGAACCGCTTGAGCAAGCTCTTTGCGGAGCTTAAAGCGTTTTCCTCATCCGCCGCCGACAATCGCGTGTACGAGTAATAGTCGATCGACTCGCTGGCCATCGACGCGCCGTCCGACGCCGTGCGGTACAAGTCTGCGACGACAACCTCGGCGGCGAGACTTAAGTCCGTGGGCATCGACCTGTACCCGGACACATACTGAACTTTGATGTTGCCGTTGCCGGGAACTGCAATCGCCTGCATCCCGACGCGGTCCGTATTGCCCGGCCAGACGCCCCACAGCTTGCGTAGGCAGCCCGTCGCGGAATAACCCACTTCGGACAGCTCAAGGTCGTAATCCTGCGCCACAACCAATAGCGTTGAGCTATTGAACGCATCCGCTCCCTGGCCATAGTGACCGTTGGGATCGAGCCACACGTTTGCGACTGAGCGAACTGGCACGTTGCGGAGCTGCAGCTCACGCAGGTTATTGCCGTCGTAATACTCAATGAACTGCTTGGCGTAGTAGCCGGCCGTCCCCGCCGACGTGACTGCGATGGGCACCGTGAACGAGTCTTGATCGAGCACAGTGACAACCCGCGAACCGTCGATCGTCGGCGTGCAATTGCTGCCACTGATGACGATCGTGTCGCCGCTCTCCAATCCGTGCCCGTAGGAACGAATGATCGTCGGTGACGCTTCGTTGTTGGACTCAATCACGCCACCATGAAACCGCCGCGTCCGCGTTCGAATCAGCGCGTTAGCTCTGCGCAGCAGGTGCTTGAGCGCAGCTTGCTCGGCCGTCTCCGCTTCCGGGTCGACCGTTTGAATCACGTTTGCGAGAGTAGTCAGAGCCATGCAATAACACGCTAAATCGTCTCGTTAAACGGTTGCTGGGGATGTTTCTGTTGGCGCTGGAGTTGCGACGCCCGACGGAGTTGCTGGAGTCACGACAACAGCAGGCTTGTTGAACGACTCGGAAATTGCTTCCACTCGCCGCTCACCTTCCGCTACAAATTCTTCCGCGTGTTTGAAAGCCATATTTCGGAAGTAGACGGGGTCCATTCCGTTCGAACCGGCGATGATCGGGCCGAACGATTTCAGGATTTCCAGGGCCACACCCTGAACTTGCCGGTCCCGTTCGATCGCTCGCTGCTTATCGTTCTTACTCATCGTTTACACCCGAATATTCAGCCCCCAAGGGGCTTCATCGCAAACCCATAAATGGTAAACGCACTTCCCGTCTACAAGTTGGTCCTTGGGCGGAAAGCATTGCACGGCCCACTTGCCCGGATATGCCTCCGCGAACTTCTCCCACACTTCTCGCCAACTGAGTTGCCGGTAACCAGGTGCGAAAATTTTCAGTTGTAAAACGCGACCGAGACGCGACTCGCGATAGCCACGCTCGGTCACGATCAAGTCGCTCATTAGTCGTCGACCGACTCAGTCTTAACCAGCGTGCCGGCCTCGTTTCCAACCTCGACGTACTTCACGTCAAAATGACCCATGCCATCGGCAACGGTAGATGCGTCGATCGTTCCGAGATCACCCATGATTTGGGTGTTGCGGATCACGCCTGTGGTTCCCGTCAACACTTCGATCCCCGGCTCCGCGTCCGTGACGAGGATGCAATTGTCGATCAGCAGCCGCGTGGACAGAGTAGTATCGCCATTGATTGGTGCAACCAGTCCAGCCCCAGCGGCCCACATGACGCAATTCGTGATCTTTACTTGATCGCTTGCTCCCGTGAGGCAGACGCATGACAACACGCCGGCTGCGCTCGCGTGCTGGCTGAATGTGCATCCGTCAATATGCGTCCGGCTGCAACCGGCTTTGATGTCGATCGTCTTGGCGAACTCATCGACCCCAGCACCATCCTCTCCCGGAAGGGATTCGATTTGGCTGAGTAGCGTGTCGGTGACCCCCGCTTCGATGTCGATCGCAATCAACACGGCCGTGACGGATGGTAGCAGCCGAATATTGTGAATCTTGATCCCATTGGCCTTGACGTTGATTGACGCATTGGCGTGATCGAAGTCGAACCTGGGAGCGGATGAGCCACGGCCTAATCCGATAATCTCGATCCCGGCAACATTCAGATCCCACTGAGCGTCACCCTTGCCCTCGTTGTGACCTTCCATCACGTAGATGCGGTCGCCGTTATTAGCCTCGCAAAGAGCGACGGCCGCCGCGAGCGTGCTGAGCGGGGCGGATGGCGTGTGGCCGTACTGCGAGCCAGTCCCGCCGCTGCTGTGAACCCAGTACCGATTGCCGGTACTGACACTGGCGTCCTCCAGTGCGATTGGTCCGCCCGGAAGGTCCGCAAGGACAAAAGGTGTCTTCGACATGAGCAATTACTCCGAAAAATGTGTTTTTGTGTTGTGCGGGCGGTTGAAACAAACGGCGGCCGGTCTTGGCACCGGCCGCCGTTGGAGGGAACGTGGCAGCCGGAGAACTAGGAAATCAAACTTGCTGGGGTCTCGCGTTTGTAGGCGCGGTCCAGCAAGATGTAGAACAGGCAGCCGAGCATCGCGTTGCCTCCGACGTCGGCGACTCGACCGCGAACCCAGGTGAATCCGTTGGTTGCATCCAGCATGTCTGGCGTAATCTCTACCGCCAACAATTGCTCGTTTTCTGCGCCCGCAATCGGGTCGGTGTCATAGCTGGCAGCTGCGGACTGAGTGACCTTCGTCCACTGACCAACGGCTGACAGCAGCGTCGCGCCAGTCTTGTGGCGGATCTTGGTGAAAGTCAGATCCTTCGCGCCGGTGCCTGCTGCGTCGATCGCTTGCTGCAGCGCGAGAATCGGATCGTCACCGGCAGTGCCAATGCCGGAGTAGACCACCACCACACAGCGGCCGACGTTGGCGAGGTTGACCCAGTCGCCGTCATTCGCGCCAGTCTGCAAGTCGACGGGAGTCACCCCTCCGACAATGTCGTTGCCTTCGAGAAACTCACAGTTTTGGTTCATTGGGAACACTCCCTAAAATTGACTTGGTAAAAGTGATTTGCTTTGGCCGAGTTAAAAAGCGGGGGCACTCCATGCCCCCTTGGACGTTCAATCCGTGAATTACTACCGGGTTGCGAGCCCGATGAAGCTGGATTGCGTATCGCTTCCGTTCGATTGAAACGGAGTGATCGGGCTGTCCTCATAGGGACGGCCGTCCAGCCGCATGATGAATCGCACGGCCAGCTGATCCGTGAGGAACTCGACGTGCATCGACACAGCTTCCGAGATCCCTCCCTTGCTGATCGTGACGTAGTCCTTCAGGTTGGCCAGCGTGATGTCGCCGACGGTCCCGCATGCCGAGCTGAACTCGCATGGGATAACCGGGCGGCCCATCAACGTCGCGTAGGGCGTTGACGACAGACCGCCGGGCGGGGTGTAGACGACTTGACCGCCGGTGCCAACCGACATGGTCATTTTGTTCAACTGCGGTTCGCAGTTTTGGTTGATGTACCAAGCCAGCTGGCTCGTATCACCAACCGCCAACCGTCGCGACCACATGTCCAGGATGTTCTGCGCGACGATCGTGCCCGCGCCTTGACCTGGGATCGCATCAACGGGAATGAACGCTGAGCTATTCAGGAATCCGAGCGGCTGAGCACCGCCTGCCCCGCGGAACACGGACAGCCCCGTCATGAAGTTGAATTCGTCGGTGGCCTTCTTCATTGCCCACTGTTCCAGAGCGTAAGCATTGTCGTCAATCAACTCTTGCGTGAGGTAAATCACGACCGCGAGCTTCTTGAGTTTCAGCTCCGTCTCCGCCAATTTCGGCGCGCTCTTTTCGATGTCGCCGCCTTCGCCAACCCAGTAAGCCCGGATGCCACCCGACCGACTGCCGGTTGCGCGGCTGGTTTCCGCGTTGCGCGGGAAAGTCATGCGATTGCCGCCGACGGTGAAGTTGTCGGTCCGGCTGAAAATGTCGTTCGCGTAAACGCGCTCGTAGATTCCCGGCGCGAACTCTGGCAGGATGGCAAAGCCACCGTCTGCCCCGGCCGAGGTGCTCATGCCTTGAATGGTTTTGAAGCAACCGAAATACTGCTGCGTGAAATCGAGAATCTTCGCGGAGTTTCCGCCGACTTCGGTGTAGTGCGATTTCACACCATCGCGCAGACATTGACCGAGTGTCTTCCAAGTGCTGTAGGGCTTGTAACCCTCGGGCAATCGCGTGCGGCCGAAACCGCCGCCGATGTTCAGCCCCTTCATCACCGTCGGGTGTCGTTCCTCCTGGAAATAGGACAGCGAGTCGCCGGTGAACCGACCGGGAGCCCACGCTTGATCCAGCTGGTCAAGACGGTCCAGGATCTTCTTCGACTGTTCTTCAATCACTTCCATGCGGTCGGCCATTTGCGTCTCTCCGTAAAGAAAAAAAGTTGTTTTGTGGTAGCTGCTGGGGTTGGGCCGTGAACTGATTTGGTGGTTGGTGGAACTAGCGACGGTTCGCCGGGATGGCTTTGTCGAGCCGCTTATTGATCGCGGCCAACGTGTTCTCGATCTCCGTCATTCGTTTCTGCTCGGCAGTCTCCGCCTCTGCACTGGCAGTGCTGAGCACCTTGTCGAAGAAACTTTTTGCCGTGCCGAGCGACTTGCGTTGCGCCGGCTTCAAGTTCGTCGCCGATGCGAGTGCGGCCAGTTGCGAGCCGATGCCGCCGAACTGCAGCTCGTTGCGCTTCGATGCGCGGAGCCACGACTTGACGACTGACTCCGACGTGTCCGGCGTTTCTTCCTCGCCGCTGCTCGACAGCCCCGTCTGGTCCGGGTAGGACTTCGAGAACAGCCCCTCGACTTCGGTCAAAATGGTGCGAAGCGATTCGAGCAACGCCTCCGCGCCTTCTTTGACGTCCGCGTTTTCGACCGGCTTCAATGCCGTTTCCGCGACGTCAATCACGCCTTTGATCGACTCGTGAATGGATGTCAGCACCTGAGCGCCGAGCGGCGTGTCGTCCGGTTCGTCCTCGGTCTCGACTTCACCAGGCTTTTCCTCGCCGGCAGGCTGATCCGCTGGCTTCGCCGCACGCTTGGCAATTTCAGCCTTGACCAATTCCTGAGTGGCGTCGTCAAGTTCGGCCGACTTTTCGCCGACGGCTTTCAATTCGTCGTCGCTCATCGCGGCCAATGCTTCGGCGGTGTAAGACATGGCGTTTCCTTTCGCCGCGTTCTCCGCGGTCAGTGTTTTCGCGGTGGTTTCCAGAGCCGGCGGCTCGACGATTTCAGCTGTCACTTCGGGTGGCTTCGCTACAGCCGTTGCCGTTAGAACTGGCTCGATCGCCGGTTGACTGACAGCCGGAGTTTCCAGAGCCATGCCCGGTGACCACGCCACTCGGTGCGGCGCGTAGGGCGTGAGCATCTGCTTGATGTGGTCCGTGATTGGGCGGCCGGCGAGTCGACCAACGGCCAGCGTCTTGGCGACGCACGCCGGGTTGACACCTAAACAGCCCCACGACCACTCGATGAGATCCGATTCGAGCGTCAACAGGATTTTTCCCAGACCCTCGATCGTCTCGTACTTGCGCGTGATCGGTTGAACGTGAATGGAGACAGCACGGACGGTTTTGTCCTTCACCAGTTCGTAGAGCTGGCATGCCTCCAGCGTCTTCTGCGTGAAGTAGCACGTCGCATCAATACCGGTCTCCCGGATGTCCAGCGACAGCGCCCCGTCTTTTTCGGACGATCCGACCGGGAACGGGATGGAGCCGAACCCATGATCCCAGAGCACCGTCGGATTGAGCCGGTAGTTGTCGATCCGCACGCCCGTCGGAACGATGACCTCTTTGACGCGGTCCGGGTTCAGCGTTGCAATCGTGGCGCGAGCGGACATTTCCGTGTCACAGCACACCGGATCAGCGATGCAATCGACGCCGATGCTATTGTCCAGCAGCTTGTAAACACTGCCCGGAACGCGCGGTCGATCGGCGAAGTGTTGAGCCACTTCCCGTGCGATGTCGAGTTGATCCGCTTCCAGTGCGTCGGCCATCCGTACCTCTCGTGACAGAAACCATCCGTGTCACGGAGGATATTCCTAGAACAACGCCTGGATATTTGACAATACCCATCAGGTTAGATTTTCAAAAATATTTTTCCAATCCGGCCGGAACTACTTCGCCTCGATAAACAGATCGCTCCAGGTTTCGCATCCATCATAGCCCGAATGAGCCGTGATCTTGCATCGTCGCTTGACTTTGCCGCAAAGCATGCGCACGCGGCTCTCGTTCTCGCGGTGAATCGGTCTGCGGATTTCGTCGCCAGATCCCAGGTCAGCCAAAAGCATTTGGAACTCAATGCCGCAGACAAACATTTCACGATCTCGATCTGAGTACCCGTCGGTGTCAATCCAGAACGGAACGACACACTCCCACTTTTCGTCACCGTCTTCCATAAAGGCGAATCCAAATCACAGCAACACGATCGGCGCAATAGCCAACTGAGCGGCAGATCGAATGCGAATCGGCGACGTACCGCCAGTCGCCGCATTGCTTAAACGTCGAATGAAACCGCGCACGTCCAAACTGCGAGCCTTCCGGCAGTCGATGCCAAAATCGTTGTCGACCGTGACGCAGTCTCGCACTGTCACGCATGTGCTTTGGGAGTCGATCGGGTCAATCAATATTGCGGTGGTCCCTGGAGCCGCCAGTGCCCCAGGTTGATTCTCGAAAACGCAGCTATCAATCAGAAGCGTTCCGATCGTCCCGACCCTCAGTCCGATTCCTGGCTTGTACGTCTCATCCGTGGAGGGATCGAGAATATCGAACTTGACAGCTGACACTCGCATTGAGGATGGTCGAACCAGTTCTGTCATATCGAACGCGAGCCCGGTTCCGCAAAGTGATACCCACCCGTTGGCCCAGTGACCGCTAAAGGTGTCGATCAATCCACCGACATTGCACCCCATAACGAACGACTGGTCGACAACCCAGCCTGCGTTGTCTCCCGACGCACCTTTTTGTAACCGGGCTCCAACATCTCCCCAAAACATTCCGACGTTGCGCAGCGACCAGCGGTTGACGTTGCGTAGATTCACGAGCGTCATCGTGCCTGGAGATCCCGTCTTCATCCCGCCGGCATCCCAAATTGACAAGTCCGAAATTGCCGGACCCGCCTGCTCAGTATCGGTCCCGAGATTACCGACGCCGTCGCACTGCAACACGACCATGCCGGGGGTAGTGCCGATGAGGTTACTGCTCGACCTGCCGGTCGCCGCCGGAACTTCCCCGAACTTGCTGGCTCGGAACGCCCCGCCATTACTGCCACTCAGGCGAATGGACGGCTTGCTTACCGCGATGGTCTTTGAGACCAAATAGTCACCGGGCGGAAACCAGATTGACGAGCCGAACGGCGACCGATCAATCGCAGCTTGAATAGCCGCTGCATCGTCCGCAACTCCGTCGCCCCTCGCTCCAAAAGTTTTCACGTTGATGGATTGCATATTTAATCCGGGTTCGCGGTCATGTTTCCGCAGTAGCCGCATTCGAGAGGCACGAGCGGTTCGCCCTGGCCTCGATCAAGTTCGATCACTGAGACTTGCTTGTGACCGCACATCGTGCATGTGCATGGACCTTGCCACCAACGGGCGTCGGGATCGACGTAGTTCGGATCATTCTCGTCAAGGATGCTCATTCGATCAGTCCTTTTTGACTCTCATTTTCAATGCGTTCGGCGGACATGTCAGAAGCTTCCTGTTCAAGTTCCTGGAGAGGCTTCAAAGCTGGCGTCGCAGCAATATTCAATGCATCCTCAAGCTGAGACAAACGAGCCTCGATGTCCGCGTTTCCTTTTAGCCGCATAAGGTAATCCAGGATTGCTGTTGAAGCTTTGAGCCTGTCGCTCGTCTTTTCAGCCTTCTCAGAGATTTCAACAAGTCGTTTAGCTGCCCCAGCCGCTGCCCCAGCAAGGATTCCAGCAGCTTCATCCAAAATCCTCCGACGTGCGTCCCTAACGTGATTATTAAATTCTGGATCTTCAAGTTGCCTCCACATGGTCCGCAAACTGACTCCTGTTAGCTTTGCGGTTTCGGCGACAGTTTCACCGCGAGCAAGACACATTACAGCTAAATCGACGTTCCTCATTGATTCACACTCCTAAGGTTAAAAACTCCCCGTTTTGCAGGTCAGACGTTTTCTATTTACGAAGCCGTGCCAACCAAGTAAGTAGAAGTCTGATTACTAACGCCGGGGCACGCGGTGCCACGGGGAAACAGCACCGACCGCTAACTATTCGTCGGACTCGCCGTCATCTTGAATATTTTGCGATGGATTTCTTTTTAGAAGTTCTTCCTTCACAATTTTCCGGACGGTGACACGAGTCACGTTTGACCGGCGAGCCATCTCCGAAACACTGAACCCGCGGTCGCGCAACCACATGATGAGACTCCGCGTTCCGTCGTCAGTCGCCTTGCCGCTAACAGCCACGACTACCCCGCTTTCATGCGTCTCGAAAACGACGCTTTGGCTTGTCCGATCGTCAACACCGTCTTAATGACGAAGTGCCGCGCCTTCTCGATGCACACGAAAACCACCTGCTGCGGGTTGATCCGCTCATCGCTCAACAGATAAAGCTTTCTCGACCCGTCGCGCAGCCTGTAGCTGGGGCCATACTCAATGCCCGTCAAAACCAGCCGAACCATGCTTCGACGAATAGCGCGTTGCGTAGTACACGATCCGCCGGACCGCTGCCGGAACCGGTGAACCGAATGCGATGTCATCACGATGCGTCGGCGTTGCCTTGTCATCACAGTGCCTCCGTGGATGGTGACCAGACCCAGCGAATCCAGCAGCGACAAACGGGGTGAATCGGCGGACCAGCGGCATACCTGTGCCGCCAGTATCGTTCTGGCTTTCCGTCAAGGCTCTGGCATTCTTTACAAACCTTGCCGTCTCGCTCAGTAAACCAGTAACCGACCAGGGTGCCGGCGCCAGACCGATTGACTTTCTTTGAGAGGTCTCGCTCGCCGCGAGTGATGGCCCGCGTGATCTCCGTCGCCGCGATTACGATCGCTGCCCCTGCCAGCGCGTGCCCGATCAGGAAGCCATCGTCTTTTTCGTCCGCGGCTGTGAACCGCTTCCGCATTCCCTTCGCGATGTCTTTCGCCAGTGCCGTCGAGTACCTGGCTGCCCATCGTTCGGCCCGTCGCGCGGTCCCTTCGAGCGGAACGACGTACGAGATTTCATCCGCCAGTTGCAAGTAGGCTTCGAGGTATGTCGCGCCCAACTCGCCCGCTAATGCATCGCGGAGCTTGCTTGGAAAATCCGCCCGCAAGTAGGCTTCCGGGTCATCACGGAACAGCGACAGTATCGCCGCCTGCAGGCGATTTTCATTGGCCACCCGGTTGGCAAGTTCCGGCATTGTCGGCCTGCCTAACTGTGACCGTTGCCGCCGGCCGATACGCCGCGCATCCGATCAAATACCGAACCGTAAAGCGTGTCGACCGCATTGCCGGACAGAGGGATAACTGTCCTGGCTCCGTTGACTCCAGAGAAAACGAGCTTGTCGACGGTGATGACTTGGCCGCTGAGCTCGCACTCGCCAGCGTATTGCTTTCCCTTGCCAGCTTGGACATAGGCGAGCGTGATGTGGGGCCGATAAGCGTACCCGCCTTCCCGATGTGCGAACGAGTCGTTGAGCATCTCGTTGGCTTCTACGGCATCTTCGCTTTCGACCTCCAGGATCACGACGTCGGTGTCCCGAGACTCGTCGGCCTCGAACACAGCGATGTTGCCGATGGTCAACTCGACCGGGTCCAGCGTCTGCAGTAAGCGAGCGACCTTGCGAGGTGCCACCGGGAGCAAGCCGTACATGATCGTTAGATGCGGCTCGTTCTCGATGCCTTTGTCAGCGAGCGCTGACTTGGGGATCTTGCGTGCGACTTCCCGTATCTCGTCGGCGATGCCGATCGGGAAAATGGCGAGCACCGATGCGTACTCGTGCATCGTCTTGGCAGCGGTCCCATTGACCTCGCCGGCCGCCGTTTGCAGTTCCGACTCATCATTCGGCGTAGCCAGCAAGCCGTCGATCGTTTGCGCCGCCAAGCCAATCGAGCTGAGAAACACCTTCGCCCGCTGCTCGTCGATCTTCCCGGATGCGAGATCATTCAGCACGTCGTCAATCGCGCGACGATTGCGGATCAGCTGCTGACGACTAAGGTTTCCAAGTTCACCGGTCCCGGTCGCAGTAGCCGCCGCGGCCGTTTCAACGCCACGCAACGGCGCGAGCATAGCCTCGATCTGCTCTGGCGGAATGGTTTGGAACGCCGCCCCAATGATGACCTTGGCCGAGTCAACCGGCAGTACCTTGCTCGACACCTGCTCGACGATCGAAAGCAAGCTGTCAATCTGCGCGCCATTCAACGCCGTGTCCGATTGAGCCTGGGTGGGAGTCGCCGTCACGCCGGCTGCCGTTTCCACGTTCGGTGCCGCGGCCGGTTGCTCACCAGCTGAACCAGCGACTCGGTCGTCCCGCTCATCGTTGAACAGCTTTCGTCCGCGGAGCATGCGGATCTCACCGACGGTGATAGCGCCCGCCTGCAGGTCGGTTTGAATCTGTTGCTCCAGAATCTCAGGGTCATCGACTGTCGGGCAGGTTAGTTCAAGCGTTAAGTTTTCCTCGAACTCTACCGACTGTTGCTCGGTATCTTCCTCGGCCAGCAATGACGCCATCGGTTGAACGGTCAATTGAACCCACGCGCGGATACCCGCTGCAATGGAACCGTACGTCATGTTATCGACCAACCCGACAGCCGCTTTGTTGGTCCCATGAATCGCCAAAATGGAATCTCGCAGCTGCTCGAATCCCTCGACATAGCTCATGTCCTTGGGGTTCGTCGATAGCGGCGACACCGCCCCATGCGTAGCGACGAAAATCTTTCCGTGATTCCCGACGCCTCCGTATTTTTGGTTGAGCCGCTTCTCGTAAGCATCCAGCTCGGTTTGACTCGCTGCTTCGTAATCCTTCGGCGGACTAACCAACATGCTGGGGTCAGGACCGTTATGCATCTGAGCCCAGCGAGCACTATCAAGCATCGCGGCTGTGTCAATCCACTTTGACGCCGCCGCGGTCGGGCTGAACCCGTCGCCTTTCACGATCGGATGAGGCAGCCGAATAATCATCATGTCTTCGACAGAGATGACCTTGCCGACGGCGAGACTGTACCCGGTTGTCTCGGCGAATCCATCGGCATCGCGAGCCGAAAGTTGGCCGTGCGGCATGACTCGAAAACCACCAAGTGGAAGTCCGGGATGCGGTTGTATCGGTGCGCAGACGCACGTTGGCAGCACGTATCGCTCGACGGTGAGACCGAACGCATTGCGGACTTTCCACACGAGGCACGATCCTGTCAGACCGAGCTGAACGACTTGCTCGTAACGGAAGGATGATCCCGACTGCCACTTATTCGGCCTGGATTGCAGTTTGAGATAGCGATGGTCCGCTTCGACCGGGACGCCCGTGTCTTCGCGCTCGCTCGCCTTCTCGACGGACTCATCGGCGGGTCGGTACACAGCGACTTTAGCCTGCATGACCAGCTTGGCCATCGCGTGAATCGCAACGTAGTTCCAGCCGGTGAAGTGCTGTGATTCTGCGCCGTGGTCGCTGGCCCATTGACCGGGCTGCCCTTGGCGCACCGCTTGCCGCAATCCTGAGATCCCGCGAAGTGTCTTAGTCGTCCACCGCTGAAAGAAGTTGGTAACGACTCCCGCAATCCTGCGAAGGGGCTGCATCCGTGGCTCCTGGAGAAAAGCGCCCCGCCGGTAAAATCCCGTAAACCGGACGGGGCAGTCGGCCCATTGCAATAGCCAGACTATCAATCCAAATGGATTTTGCAATAGAAGTCAGCGGTTAAGGCTGAATATCCATCATCGCCCGCTTCGCTTTTTCGAGCCGATCGCGAGCGTCGTTCCGCTCGTTTGCCAGTTCGAGCGTCTGCTTTTTCTTCTGCTCAACCGTCGCACGAAGTTCCTCGTTTTGCGACTTGAGATCGTCGCAGCGCTCAAGAGCCCGGCACCATAGCGACGCCAGTACCATGACAGCGGCAATCAGAAAGAAGACAGTCCATGCCATTTGTCCACCCTCCGTGAATGAAAAAATGCACGACCGTCGCTGACTCTCCAGGTCGCATTTCCGGGGCGCGTGCCTGGGGTTGGGGGACTCCCAACGTGACGGGGGAGACAACCGTCGCTGTCTCGTACCGGCCTCGCCAGCAATTGGCGTGCATTCAATATCGTATTCGCCGGTGCCGATCCTGTCTTGGTATTTTCGGATAGATTTTTGAACAGATTGGTGTCGGATCAATCGGCGACTGATCGAAATCCAACCGGACTCGCCCGGAACCGGCCCGACTGCACAGGCGCACGACTTGCTGACTTCCACCGTGTTCAGAATTCTTGGCAAGTTAGACAAGGGAATGTGTCATGCTCGTACTTACCCGCCGGCTCGGGGAAACGATCGTTATCGACGGCAATATCACGGTTGAGGTCGTAGAGATCGACGGCAATCGGATTAAACTCGGCGTCACGGCGCCGCGCGAGGTGCGCGTCGACCGTAAAGAGATTCACGACGAGAGGATTTCCGGCATCCCAAAGAATCTCCGGCACACTGGCCACTGCCGGCAGGAACCGGTGCTCGTGAGTTAGGATCGATCCTAGACGCCTACGCTCACTCCAAGGGTTTTTGCGACTGTCTCCTGTCTGGCGAGCGGTACGGCACGGCTTCTGGACTCCGCATCGCTCCGTTGAAGAGTTGCTTGCTGTCCGTCTAGGACCTGTCATCACATGATACCCAGCTGCTGGCACCGTCGCACCGCCGCCGTGAGTTTGTTGTTATCGCCGCGGATGCCTGCCCGGATGGCAGCAATCATCGCAAGCTCGCGTTTCTGCTTTTGCTCCCGAGCCTCCGCGACAGCCAGTTCGGGTGGATTCAATGTTCGGCCGAACGGCGATTTCGCCAGCTTCGCCGAAATGTGAAGAACGGTGTCGTTCAGGTTCATCGGACTGCCCAGTTGCGATTGGAGAATGCTCGGCCGTCATCCTCCATGCAGTGAATCAGGCCACCCCGTGTCGCCCGATACCGCTGAGTGATTCGCCGACATGTAGCGCATATTCGCAAATCTATCAAAATAGATTTGTTCACCGGGACGGTTGTTCAGCACTACGATTGCAGTTTGACGTAGTGGTCGTTCCAGCGAACGCAGCACGCTGGAGAATGCGGAGCGGCATCGGTATTCCCGGTCTCCCGGCACTGGGCGCAGCAATACTCGGTCCCCGGTTCGATGAGCCGTTGGCACCCGGCGGTCTTGCAGATGTGGCCGTAGCCGCCGTCTTGCGCAGGCGGATCGGTCGCACCGGCTACAAGGAGTTTTTTGCGAGGGCGCGCAAGGTAACGATAGGCACCCGCTGCAGCGTCGACACGGTTGTCCTTCGCCCCGTGTGGAAACACGCACAGTTCGTCAATCAATGCCTTATTCCAATGGGCCTCGACCATATAGAAATGGCCTCTCTCGCATTCGATCGCGAGTGGCTCAGCTCGAATGGGTTTGGCAGTGATAGGCTTTTCGACGCCGACTCTCAATCCGCGAAGACGATCGACTGAAATCTCGGCTGACTGCTTTCCGCCGGAACCAGGCTCTTGCTCGAATCGCGTCATCACGGTCAGACCGTACTCGGTCTCGTCCATCACGGCTGTCAAGTCAATATTGTCGTCTCGCTTGCCGGCTGACCATTGACCGACGACAACGTCCAGAGCAAAAAAATCATCGCCCTTTCGTCCAATCAAAACGCCGGCAGTGTCGTCGCCAGCATCTTGTGTTCCTGCTTTGTCCCAGTACCGACACAGTGCATCGAATTCGCTTGGCCGAGGGAGACGCTCCGGCTTAATGATTTTGTTGTTGAACCACTCACGCTTGAACATTCCGCCTTCGCGAGGAGCCGGCCTCTGCTGCAGCTGGCCAGCAGCACCATATGAGCCAAGGCTATATTCGAATTCGCGTACCTTGTCTTCACCAAAGACGGAAGGCCAAAGTAACTCTCGCCCAGCGAACTCCCCGCCCGGTGCGCGCAGATCGCTCCAAAACTCTCCCGTCGAACCTCGCCGAAATGGCATTACTTTCATTCTGTCTGGTTCGTACCGCATCGGCACGCACACATGAACCCAGTCCGGTTTCTTCAAGACGTGCCCTGACAGATCCTCCTCGTTCAGTCTCTGCATGACTCCAACACGTTCGGATCGTTTGGACGCACCGCGGAGTGTGACAGTCAGGTCCCACCAATCGAGAACCGACTGCCGCTCGGTCGGACTTTCAGCGCGCTTGACGTTATGTGGGTCGTCAAAACAAAAACAGTCTGGATGCTCTCCCGTACCTCGACCATTTGGAATAGTGGATAGCCTGAATCCGCCGGCCGTCGTTTCGTAATACACCTTTTGGTTTTGGTCACTGGCAAACTCAACCTTGTCGCCCCACCGCTCTTGATACCACGGAGACTCGATCAGGTTTCTGGTGCGCACCGCATCGCGAATTGATAACCCGTGATCGTAACAAGCGAAGACGAATCGCAACCACGGCTTCCGCGCCCACCGCCACGCCGGCCAGAACACGGACGTGATGAGCGATTTTGTACAGCCGGGTGGCACGTTCATTAGGAGCTTCAATACCGCCCCTTCGTGAACAGCCTGAAGCGCGTCGGCCATTAGCTCAACGTGCCAATTGTGTTGATACGGATTAGGCTCGATGATCGGCCAAGCCTGCAGGATGAAGTCGAAGAAACTGGCTTCGCACAGCTGCCGAGACGCATCAATTACTGCTTGGGGTTGTCGAAGCCAATCGCTCCACTGGGCTTCCAGTTGCGCCTGATCCCATTGAGGCAGACATTCTTGCTGCGATTCCATGCACTACTCGCAATTCAGCAACGCTGAGCTGGGACAGCGGCACAGGTGGGGTAGACACCTCGACCTTCACCGGGTTCTCGTCATCACCGGAATGCTGGATTTTCTTCGGCTTATCAAGCCCCAGCAGTTCGCATCGTTTGTGAACACATTGCAAAACCTGATTTAAGAATGCCGGGTTTCCATCCCGTTCCTCACGCCGTTGCTCTCGAACTGTCTCGGTAACCTGTGGTGGCGCAGCCCCGCCGCTTTCAACCGGGGCGACGTTTCCGTGCGTTTGAGCAAGAGCCCGCGTCCGACTTTCCTTCCGGCTCAACTTGCGAGGAGACTTCGAGCGTTCCCACGCCGCCCATGCCTCTGATTCAATGGCGTCCAAGCGGTCGAGTTCATGCCCCAACGCCTCATCGAAATCACGAACTGCCGATTCTTTCCACGCCTGTTTGATCGCCGTGATGTCACGGCTGACTGCAGTTCGTTGGTTCGGCTTCAGATTCAACTGCCGGCAAATCTCGTATTGGTTTGAGACGCCACGCAATAATAGTTCGGCGACCCTGGACCGGCGAGAAAGGATCTGAGCCTGTTGAGCATTACTTACCATGTGCATCCATCCGTGTGCATCATAAAAATCAACTTACCCAGTCGCAATGTCAAGCGGAATATCCATTTAGATTGATTTTATTATGCCGCGCAGTTCAACTGCTCTCGCGTCTGGTTTTTACTGCTACGTGTTCGGCAATTCTCACCGCCAATCGCATCGCCTCTGCTGAGTTTCCACAGTCACATACCGCGCGAAGTCTATCCAAGGCCTCTCTCTCATTCGGTAACAGCCGAAAGGACCGGACACGTCCGCTCACTGAGATTCCTGGACTCTCCCGCTTAAACCGCTTTGCAATGCCCGGTGCGTTCTCTACAGCCTCGGTTGCCAGTCTGAGGCACTGGATAATCACATCGATCACGTAACGCTTCCCTGGACGAAGCCAGAGGGCTTCCCGGACCGCTTCGATTGACCGCTCGTCATCGGCGTCGAACTTGATCGGGGCGAGTTGCTCGGCCGTAGCCGTCTCGGTGGTCGGTTCTTTACTCCGCTTCGTGCTCTTGGGCATTGCTGTCCTTTTCGATGATCGGGTATCCAAAAAGCAACCGCCGCTCCAGCTGATCGAATTGCGGTTCCGGCTTCACTCCGCAGACCTTTTGCACGAGGTCCGCCATAGCGTCCGACGTTATCTCGCCGGCCATCATTTTGCCCATCGCGTCGTGCATCGTGTACTCAAACGGTCCGCCGATCGCTCGGCAGCCGCCGCGGTTGTGACAGTGCTGGCAATTGCCGTCGCCGTCGGTATCGTAGGCACACTTATCTTGCTGGGTCATCAGGAACCTCGCCACGGATTATCTCCGCTAGGGTCATGTGCAACAGGCGACGCACGTCCGCCTCTTTCACTTGCACGCAATGCCCGACGTTGACGGCACTCGTAACGACTTCATCAATTGACCGCCTGTCCCCATGCCGAACGTCTGAGCCGAGCACGAGTGACAACGCCCAAAACGCTTCGCGTTCGCCTTTTGTCATCGCAGCCATACCGCCTCCGCCATCACGACTCTATGTCGTGGAAACTATAGCGGCTGGCATTTGCCACCGGCAACCACAGTCGAACCGCTCCATTCTCTCCGGGTCGGAGACCACCCACTCTCCGATCCTGACAGCCAGTCGCATGGTTTCAGCGTTATTTTCGCAGCCCAACACGGATCGCAGGTGTTCGAACCCCGCCCGCTCGTGCGGCCGTAGCCGGTAAACCCGCTGCTGGCCGTCATGCCGAACGCTCGAATTATCGACCTTGAATTGTCCGGCGATGTCAGGCAGTTCAGCAATGACGTTCAACGCCAAGCGGATGCACTGGACTATGCCGTCGCTAATTTGTTCGAGCCAAAGGGCTCGCATGACAGCGGATAACGCTTGCTCATCGGCTTCGCAAAGCCGTATCGGTGAAAGCTGATTGGTGACCGGCGAGTATGGAGCCGTAGGCGGTGCATCCGGGCCTCGAAGCATGGCATTCATGCGCCTTCGATCTTCGCCGTTTTCCTGCGGTGTACCCCAGCGAAGGTTGTCTAGTCTGCAGTTTGCCGGATCAGGGTCGGGATCGTGGCACGCTTGCATCCCATCGGGGCATGGTCCAACGAACGCCTCCAGCACTAACCGATGTACTAATTTCGAGAACTGTTTTCCGCTGCGACTGAGCGTAACTTGAAGATAGCCATGCTCATTCGGACTTGGTTTCAGTCGCCTCAAGTGATCGCTGAGATACGCCTCCAGCCATCGGTTGGTGGAATTTCTTCGCACGGCCCAACACGACCAGACTGACCCATCGTTGCCGACGCGATAGCCTGGGAATTCCAGGATGTCACGGTACTCAATAGGTTCGCTCACTGCCAGTCTCCCATTTTCAGACCAAGATTTACGATTACCAAATCCACCTCGGATTCGGTTATGGAGTCGTCCGCTCGGCCGCGAAGCCGATTGACGGTCAGTCGACAATAGCCAAAAGGGTCCGCTAGTTTCTTCCACGCCAACTGAACAACAATCGGCACTCTCGAATAATCGCCGCATTCTCGGTGATCGTCCTCACACAAATGCAACAGCGCCGCCCGGATGCTTAAAGCCATCGCTCTTGCCGGTCCCCTGGCTATCTCATGGAGCTGCTTCGCACGTTTCAGGCATCCCGGTCTCTGACACCAGCGGAACTCCGATCGGTACGACTCTCGAACTGGTTGTGCCTGACGGTTCTTTTTGGCGCGACGCGGAGAGTATGGACGCATTGCGATGGTATCCAGAGAGATTATCCAACGTCCCGAACGGCATCGTCGTTTCCGAATATCGCCTCACCCCGTGTTGCTCTTGCTCGCAACACGTCGAGCTTTTCTGGGCTGCCGGGTAGTGATCTCGCCGGTTCGCTCGGTTGGGGTGGCTGGGGCTGCTCAATCACCATGTTGTTCTGAATGGCGGTTTTGACTTGACCTCCCAGGATGTACTCAAAGAAATACTTCAAGGCGTCCTTGTCGCCTGCCTTTGCTCGCTTGACGATGCCGGCAACGATGTCTTTCACGTCCGATTCATTCACGCCGTTGAAGACGGCTGCTCGCAACCTCGCTTGCGCTGTTTGGCTTTCTTCGACTCGTTTCTGTTTTGGAGCGATGATGCTACGGTTTGATCCGCTTGGCTTTGAAGTTGTGGCCACGTTGATGCGTCTCCTCGAATGATGGTTAGTGGGATTGCGTAGATGTCAGATGAACGGCCCTTACCCTGACCGGTCACACGGTGCCCTCTCAGAAGTCGCTGCACGAAACCACGGGATGCGAGATAAGCCAGATACGAACCCCGGCCGCCGCGCCGGCGACGTTCGCCTGCATCCCATTTCAGGCTCTTTCGCGAGCCCAACCACGGAAGGCCGATGGCTTCTGCAATCTCGCGCCGCGTCATTGGCCCACGTTCATAAATCGCGTTCATAATTTGCACGGCGCGCGGCGGAAAATCGGAAGGCCATCCGCTATCGGTCGCGTATTCTTCAAACCGCTTTGAGCGGATCTCGGCCAACGATTTCACCCCGGCCGCTGCGCATTGAGCCTTCGTCTTCTCAGACACTCGCTCTCGACGATGCGATGAGTAGGCGTTATGCGGCAGACCCAGCTGCGTTCGAGTATCTCGAACCGTCTCCCGACTTACTCTTGGTCCGGTGTAAGCCGTTGCGATTTCTGAATCAGACCAACCAAGAGTGTTCTTTTCACGAATGAACGCATCCAGTTGGCCATCATGCTGCGGATGACGATTCGATAATCCAAAACGATCGGCCGCTTGATAGACGGCTGACTTCGTGGCTCTCAATTGCAGAGCACACCACGCAGCGCCGCGACGTCGGTAATGCCGGCGAAGAAATGCCTTCGCTGTGTCGTCCCAGTTCCGTTTCGTTCGTGTCTTGGCCACTGCAACCTGTCCATCTACGCTTGCACGTACTCTCTTGACTCGTCTCCGGTCGGACGGCGACGCCCACTATGTGGATGCCGCATCCATCCACTGGGCTCGCCGATCCCATCCCACGCGGCTAGTGCCGCAACTGCGGCTTCTGGCGTGTCGTATCACCAGCAGTCATCGACGGACCAATGACCGTCGCCGACGTTGATTCTCGCTCGACCAAACGTCAGCGGAACAACTTCCGCGATTCGTCCATCTGGTAACTTTTTCACGATCGCATTCACAGGATCATTGACAACGGAATCGCTGGCGCTGCGGGAGGCATTTGCTCTTGGAGCTCCCGGTCAAACTGACCGGAGTCGTCGTCTTTGTGGACGGCGATGCGATGAACAAACACCTTGCACTTAACGCCGCTCTCTGTGACGCCTTCCCATAGACGCACGGGAACGCCGTCGATCGTCGTAATCTTTTCGGTCGCTTCGATCTGAATTCGCATGGTCCCCTCCTTTGTCCGCTTCGGGTGTGTCTAAGCGGCGATAGCCGTGGTAATAGCTGCCGCCACATCGGGGCATACTGAGTTACCGATTTGCTTTGTCACATCGCCCTTGTTTCCATGAAACAAATAATGCGATGGGAATCCTTGAGCTAGAGACAGTTCAGCGTTAGCCAGCATTCGAAAGCCGACGTCCGCGACTCCTAGCTCTTGCATCGTCGCGTACAGTCGGCGCTCTCCGTCTGTGCGTGGAGCAATCGCTACGGCCGATTGAATGACCGCGTAGCCAAGCCCACAACGATCACGAGTTGTCAACGTGCAGAGTGGGTCGGTAACCGGGTATGCCTTGCCGTTGCCGTAGTAGGTGACGATGAACGGCATTATCAAATCGCCTGCGCCGCGAGTCGTCACCGTAGGTAGCGCATCGCTTAGGCCGTGCGAACGGTGCTGTTGCCCATCACGTTTGTTAACGTTCGGCTTGATAAATGGAATCGCGATGCCAGTCTCACCACGATGCGCCGTGGTGATTGTCGGTAGTGTGCCACCGATCGAGGACAGCCGGCCGCCGTGCGTCAACTGGTAAATGAATGGCACTGCAAGATGAACGCCGCCATTAGCCGTCTGCGTCGGTGTCGGCTGTTCGATTGAACGCGGCGCGCCTCCGCCAAGTGATGACAAGGTGAAAGGCACTGCCATTCCATGATGAGCACCGCTGGCCGTCACGGTACTTATGGGTTGGTCGATCGACCGAGCCGTCATGTTGTTCCGCAATTCGACTACGAACGGTTCAACAAACTTTCGAAGCCCAGCGTCAATCCTTAAAAGAGTTTTGTCTTTCAACGGATGTTTGCGTGCGAAGACGCTTTGACATGGTATCGACCAGTCGATGATTTCCGCCGCCGATCGCCACCGGTTCAAACGAAACCCCGGTAATTCACCACCGACACGTCGGGAGTGCGAAGGCTCTGGCCATCGGATAGAGCGATTACCCTTGCGGGCAACAACAAACAATCGCGTTCTCGATGTTGCCGCCCCATAGTCGGCAGCATTCAATAGCCGGTCATCGACTCTATATCCAGCAGAACGAATCGCTTCGATCCACGCAGAAAAGAAACGACCTTGATAAGAAACCAAAGGCCTACCGTCAGCACCTACCGGCCCCCAGGATCTGAACTCTGGGACGTTCTCGATTACGATCCATTGAGGGCGGTGAAACTCAACCCATCGCATCACGTCCCATGCACCGCTTCTAGCTTGATCGTTTGTCGGTCTGCCACCACGAGCCCGGCTGTGGTGAATGCATTCTGGCGAAGCGAAAAGCAAATCAATCTTCGGGCACTCACTGGGATTGACCTGATCTAACCGACTGTTGATATGCCTGGCATGCGGGAAGTTGGCGGAATGCGTCTCGACTGCAACCTGCCAATGGTTCACGGCGCAAACGACTCTCGCGGCTCCAGACTGTTCCGCTCCCTGTGATGTGCCACCCGCGCCGCAAAACAAATCCGCCGCTCTAAGAATTGAAGTCATTGAAAATCCTGCTTAAACGATTGCTACTTTTGGATGACAACCATCCGGGTTGACACGCCGGTCCGGTTGAACGACTCGATGCTGTTAAAAGAATTGGCCGGCAGCGCCTCGATCTCCGCGCCGACATACGCGAGCCATTGCTCGAACTCGTCTGAGCCTCGCGGCGTCATGATCGCCACCAACCGACCGCCGTCTTTCAGCAGCTCGTAAGCGCGACGCACATGCTTCTCGTCTTGGCGTCGTTCAAATGGAGGGTTCATCAAGACTTTGTCGAACAGCTCGCCCGCCTTGAATTCTTCGAGGAAGTCACCGTGGACGGTCGCATAACCTTTCAGCAACAGGATCTCGACCAGCGAGTGACGCAGCTCGCACACGATCAACGCAGTGTTTGGACAGCTGCTGTTGATTTCGTCGGCGATTGAGCCGATGCCGGCCGACGGCTCCAGCACGCGGTCACCCTCGCGAATGTCTGCCGCTTCGAGCATGCGAGCCACAACACTGACCGGGGTCGGAAAGAACCCGTCAATCTTCACGCCACGCAGTTTGCTGATCGCGTGGTCGAGGTCTCGCTTCCGTCGCTCCGCGGCCTCACGCTCGACGTCGGCCGATGATTTCACATTGTCGACCAGCTCACGCAATGCAACCGCTGCAGGTGACTTGTCCGCAAACTCATCGGTCTCCCGATAGTCGTAATACCCTTGGGAGGCTCCGCGGGTGCGCATCATTTCGCAGACTTGGGCTTTGGTCTTGATCTCCAAAAGGATGTATGGGACTTGTCCGGCGTCGTAGGCTCTGGCCAATGCACGCAATGCGGCCTGCGCCCGCTGCAGGTTGTGCCCATCATGAACACGAGATGCGTGCTCGCGCCCCCGCTTCGGCGTCCACCCCTGGGACATGGGAGCCAGCTTGGCCTCGATCGTTGACTCCATCGCGTCGGCCAGTTCGCGAAACTTCTCAGCCCGGTTCACGACGGCCGGCTTGGGCGTCGACTTCGGGGCTCGCTCGATATGCGGTTTACTGACAGCGGGTTCGCTATTCACCGGCACGGCCGGCGCGGTCTCACGTTGAATCGACCGAGCGACAGTTTTCTCGCCCAACTGATCGCGAAGCCACTCGGCGAACTCAGTCGCGGTCGATTCCTTTCTGAAGCCAAACCCCGCCGGGATCTCCTGCCACGCTCGCGAGTACCAGCCGCCGGTCTCAACGGCTTTCGCGTAGACTTTACGGAACAGCGGGGTATCAAGATTCCGGCCGGCGACAACCAACCAGTAATCGAATCGTCGGCGCTCGTTGAAGTGCTTTTGAACATCGACGCCAGCTGCAGGTCGTGAGAGAGTTGCTGTAGACATCCGTGCTCCTAGATGCTCTTGATCCAACCTATTCGTTTAGATTTTGCGATTGTTGGAAGTCTGCCGGCTTATTCAGCAGAGGGCGCCTCGCGCTCGTAATCGGCTTCAACTTCGGCTTCCACACGATCCGCCCAGTTGCGCAGAATTCTCGCGGGAAGCTCGAATATTGCAGCCCATTGGCGAGCGATATGGGCTAAGTGATACCAGTCGATAGCGAAGATGTTCATGGCGATGAAGTATAGCGACTCGCGATATCAATACAATCCATATCGGCCATAAAATTGAAATATATTTTAAAATCTAAAAGATTACACAAGGCGATGCCGCGGCAGAAGTTGCGGCTGAAGTGACCGTCGATCGGCCTAAAACGCTGCGATTTCTTTACGGTTCGCCGAGCATTTGGGGCATCAGAAAGTTGGCTGCCGTGACTGCAAACCGGACCTTCGTCCCGTCGGCTCGCCAGCCGTCGTAGCTACTGCCGATCATGAACCCGTTGAACGTGGCCCAGCCGTCGGATGCCGAGCGGATCTCGAATTCCAGGGTGGATGGAGAAGTGCCGACGACGGCGTCGCCCGTCACCAGCTGCAGCGTGATCGGTACGTTCGCCTTCGGTAGCCCATTGGTCCCATAGCAACGCACTCGACCAGTAGCGAGCCCTGGGCCTGCAGGCTCCGGGACTTCGTCAGCTGTCAACTCGTAAGTCTGGTCGACGTCGTCAGCGACAACCAGCTCCACGGGAGTGAAGGTGTGCCCGACTGCCTCGATCGCTACTTCCCATGTGGCAGCGACGCATCCCAATTGAACAACTCCATCGCCGTCGGAGTAGTCAAATCTGGATTGGCCAGTTCGAGAGAGACGCACGAGCGCAGACTCAACCGGGTTACCGTCTTCATCCTCGACGGTAATTGTCACGACATAGGGACCGATGCCGACACCTAAACTCGTCAACGTATCGACGATCAACTTGCCGATACTTCCCACCGTTGAAAGCGTCGCTGCGAGCGCCGCCCAAATAGCTGCAATTGCTCCGGCCGTGAGCCCCACCGTAGTGCCAGTAAGATCCGGCACCGTGAGCTTGATCGTGAAATTGGACTGCTGCCCGTCCACCGTTGCCGACACAACTAACACGAACTGATCGCCGGCCACT